TCACGTGCCCGCCTTGGCAGCCTGTTCGGCCTGCAGCCACTCAGGCGGGGTGGCGCGGTGGAAGCGACACGTCGGCCAGTAGCGGCGCGCTCGCGCCATGACCGAGACGCGGGCGAAGCGATGTCCAGCCGGCTCGTGCCGCACGCGCAGGTCGCCGGACAGCCGCCAGTTATTCACTGTAGCGGTCGACACGCCGGCCAGCCGCGCAGCTGCAGCCAACGTGATCCACGTATCCGACAGGGCCGCCGGCGGCGCCGACCGCCGCTGCGCGGCGCGCAAGCGGTCCATCATGGGTTCGGTGAGGTACAGCCGTTTGGCGTTCCAGGGCGCGGTCGTCACGCGCACCGTGCCGTCCTTGATGCGATCGCGGACCCACCGCTCGGTTTCGCACAACTCCATCGCTGCCTGCGTCACCGTGAGGCCGCTGGATGAGTCCAGGCGCTTGCGCACTGCTGCCACCGTGTCCTTGGGGATCAGGCCCTCCTGCCGCCAGTGCGCTCCGGCGAGCAATGTGCGCAGGTGGGCGACGGAGATCCGCAATTTCGTCGCCGCCTGCGTTTCGGTATAGCCGATGGTGTCGCGGAGCTCGGCGATCTGCTGGCGCATGTAGAGGCGCGACGCCCCCGTACCCCGGGCCTTGAGGCGGCCAACCGCCACGAAGCCATCGAGGCTGTCCGCTTTAAACCCATACCACTGCAGCGCGGTCTCGGCCGAGATCCAGGATGCCCGGCCTTGTCCCGACGGCAAGCGCCTGGCGATCCAGCGAGCCGCGTCAGTGCGCGTGATCCGCACACTGCGCCCGGTGCGGGTGGCACGTAGCGCCCCAGCCTTGATCGCGGCCGTGACCGTTCCCAGAGAGCAGCCGGCGCGTTGGGCGACCTCGGCGATCAACAACCCTGGGTGCAATCTCATCGTCAGATGGCGCTTGGCGCCGTGCGCAAGCGGTGGATACCGGCGCGCATAGTCGTCGAAGCTCGCCGGGGCACCGGCAGCGCCCCATATGCTACGACAGGTCGGGCAGTCGGCCGGATGCTTGCGCTGCTGCCAGAGCTTCCATGTGGCGTTGAGGTTGTCGCGGAGCGGCTTGCCGTGCCACGGCATGGGCCGACCGGCGTGACGGTCCGCGACCAGCTGGCGCGCCACCGCAGGATCGATGTACCAGGTGCCGTTCTTGCTGCTGTGCTCGCCAGGCTTGGAGGGGTTGGCGCGCACGGCTGTGGGGATGTAGCCCGCTGCCGCGAACTCCGGCAGCTTCGAGTAGCTACGGATCCCCAGCGCCTCGCGTAGCGTCGCGAGCCTGACGTAGCCGGACGGCGCGATCGTGCGGGTGGCTTTCCAGCGAGCCCACTCCGCGTGGGCGATGACGATGTTGCGGCCGAGCCGGAAGTGCTTGAGCGAGCCGCGCTCGATCGCATCGCGCACGATCTCGATTGAGCCTATCTCGGCGCCGGCCTCCGGCACACGGATCCCGCCCACGACATCCGTACTGGCCAGGCCGAGGCGATTCATCCGCTGCTGCACGTCAAGCTCGGTGCGCCTGGCCGAGCCGTCGGCGGTGACCGCTTGCAGGCGCGTAGTCAGCGCCTGCGCAATCGAGGGCTTATCGGTGGTGCCCACCAAGCTGATCAGTAGTTCGTCCTCCGGCGGCAGCCAGTGGTAGCCGCCACCAGATCGAACCGGCGCCGGCCAGTCGCCGGGTCCAGGCGGCCGGCCGCGCCACCGGGCGAACAGCTTGGCGAACCGCTGCACGTGACCGGCCGCTCCAGCGGGCACGGCCCCGGAGTACCGGGCCAGCGCTGCTATGGGCTGCTGGACGATCGCCGCAGCGTAGGCGCGAGGAAGGCCGCCGCACTCGGCCACCACGAACTGCTGCCAGGTCATCGGCATTGCAGCTCGTCCTCGAGCGCCCGGCGCCCGGCCAGCATCTGCTGTGGGGTCAGCCCGGCTACCGCGCCAAGCAGCTGCTGCACCGGCTCGGTGAGCGCCTGCAGCCGCGCGAGCGGGATCTCGCGCATGGCACGATCCCACTGGCTGAAGGTCGACGGAAGCGCCGGCCGCACACGCGGCGCCGTCAACGCGACCTTTTGCATGGCAGCTGCCATGGGCATGCGCACCTTATCCACACCCCGCCGGGTGAAGCAATAGAACTCGCCCGGCCCCAGCGCAGCCAGGTCGCCGAACTCTATCCGGGAAGCCCGGAACTGCGGGGCCAGCGCAGACCATGCGGCCGGATCCTCCTGGCAGCCAATGAGGCTGAGGTTCTTGTTGGCAAAGATGTGCCGGTGCAGCGAGCCGGTGAAGCTGGTGGCGGTCATGAACAGGTCCAGCGCCCGCTTCCGGCCGCGCTGGGCGAACTCATTGACCAGGTCACTGGCGACACCAATGTCGTTCTTGCGCTTCCGGCTGGCGCTGAAGACCTGCCCTTCGTCCAGCATCACAAACAGCGGCTGGCGGTGCTTGTCGGCCGCCTCGAGGATGGCCTGCCCGTAGGGGATGAAGTCAGTGGCGTCCTTGGCGGCGACCACGATGATGCTGCGCTCACGTGTGTGCAGCAGCCTGGCCAGCTCGCTGGCGTCCACCGCCTGGCCGTACATGGATTCGATCTCGCCCTCGGGGTCGACCAGCACGCTCACCCAGCCCTGCTCGGACAGCTGCTCGGCGATGGACAGGCCCGCGTTGGTCTTACCCACGCCGCTAGGCCCCACCGCCACGATGCGCAGGCCGGTAGTCGCATAGTCCTCGAGGTCGACCAGCGAGCCACCCAGGTCGAGGTAGGCCTCGGTTAGCTCGGTGCGGCGGATCACGCCACGGGCCGCCTCGGCGGCCAGCGTCATGTCAGCGGCCATGGCCGTCCTCCTTTGCGTTGAGCACAACGTCCTTCAGCCGCAGCACCTGAGCCGAGGACAGCGCGTAGACCACGGCGAAGTCGTCGATGGTCTGGATGGTGATACGGTTCAAGACGCCTTCGCGCCGCGCCTGCGCCAGCAGCTTGCGCATGAATGACCAGTCAGTGCTGCCCGCCGGCGTTGGCGTCGACTGCATCTCGGTCTGCAGCTGTTCGACGGTGTGCAAGCCGGCATCGGGCGCGCCGTCCGCCTGCAGCCGCTCGTTGAGCAGCGCAAGTAGCTGCGCCGATGGCACTAGCGCGCCGACACGCTTGATCAACGAGCGCTCGGCCGGCGTGAAGTCTGGGGGTGCGCCTTCGGTCCTCGGCGGCGGTATGGCCACGGCGCCCAGCCGCTTCGCCGCCGGGTGTTGCCTGCAGTCGCCGCAGATCTGGCGCGCGAAATCGTCGAGGTGGTTGCCGCGGTGCAGCCGAACGGTGCAAAGACGGCACTTGATGATCGGGTCGGTCATGACTGCAGCCGCCTTGGGCGGCTCCGGCATCTTGTCACTCATCGCTGCTGCCCTCCTGTTGTGCTTCGTTCGCCAACCGCAGCAGCACGTCTGCATGACACGGATTGCCGATGGGGCACCAGCACGCCAAGTTTTTGCCGCGCAGCGGTGCTAGGTCGGGCCTTGGGTGTTCGATGAGGAAGGCCCCAGTGAATGCCCAGTGCCAGCCACCTGAGGCCCATGCCTCGAACGCCTCAACGCAGTGCATGAGAGCCACATCAAGTGATCCGCTGTAGCCAGCGTCCCAGTAGCCCTGAGGCGTGAATGGGTTGCCCCATCGGGTGGAACGATCCACCTTTAGGGTGTTCGGCGGCATGCGCCATCCCTTGGTGCGCCGGAGTTGAACGCGCTCGACGCTCACGCCCCACCTCCATTCCCGGCCTGGGCGATGCGCGCCGGCTGCAGTGCGTGGTTTCTGCGCCAGCCCTTGCATCCCGGCTTGATCTCGTTCGGCGTCGGCCTGATGGCGTGGGCCAGGATCTCCTGCCAAGACGCGACCTTGTTGAGCACTACTGGACCCGCGTCGCCATCGATCATTTTGGGGGCTGGCGCAACGGCTATGCGGTCTAAGACTTCGCAGTTCACGGCCACCGTCGTGTCGCCGTTGTTGTAGTAGCTCAGGTTATTCAGCACGCTGTACTCGGGATACTTGCCGGCCCACGACAGCGGATAGGCGTAGCCAGCGTCGTTGGGGCGCCACACCGTGATGTACCGGTCATGCCGCATCGTGTGGCGCAGGCTGACGATGTAGAACTCAGCCATTCCCCACCTCCCCGGGCTGGGCCGCGATGGCGGCGTCCTTGTTGCGAGCGGCGTCGAGCCGGGATGCATCGCGCCAGGCGATAACCGTGTCCAGTTGTCCAGGCAGTGCGCCGGCATCCACTTCGCACTCAACGCCCTGGACCAGCACAGTGGCGTCCACAAGATGCTCCATAAGCACGCGCCACCGCGCAGCATCCCTGCCATCCCCTTGGGGCACGGTCGGGGCGGTGTAGAGCGTCTCGAAGTCGCACAGTTGCGGCGGTACATCCTCATGTCGGGTGTACATTTCCTCGCCGCTCCGGGTCTCGCCCGTTGCGACCAGGTAGACCTTGGTCACGGTGCTCTCCGCACCCAGCCCAGGCCGTTGAGCGTCCCGCTTCAACTGGCGGATGGCTTCGACGATCTCCAGGCTTCCGTTGGAGCACTCCTTCTCGGCGTCGCTGAAGCCAAGCTCGTTCTGGATGTCGCCGATGATGCCGATCAGCATTTCGGCGAGACGCTGATCCAGCGATTGAGGCTCATCCACACCCGGCGCAGGGGCAGGCTCTTGCGATCCACACACCACGCACGAACCGCCGATAAAGTGGCCGTCGCCGCAGCGCGAGCAGTTGGCTCCAAACTCCTCGCGCTGCCAGTTCGCCTCGGTGCCGTCAGCGACAGGCGCAGGGGCGGCGGCCTTGGTTGTCAGGGTGGCAATACGAATAGCCGCAGCGAGATTGCGGTACTCATCCGGCCTTCTGCGCCACGCCTCGTAGGCGGCTGCGTGGTCGGGCCACTGGATGTTGTTCTGTTCCTGTTCGACTGCCTTCTGCTCGATCCATTCCGCCGCCTTGATCCGCCAGTCATCCACCACGCTGGCTGGCAGGGTCGCAGCGTCGGCGGGCGCCGAGGGGACGGCGGCGAGCATGGCCTGGAAGCAGGCCTCCGCGCCCTTGTGCGTCAGGAGCGAGACATCCCCAGCGCCCGCGCGAATCATTTCGGGGGTCGGTTGCCTCGGCACCAGCACCCAATCTCGATCGCTGCTCATGCCCCAGCCTCCCCTCGCATCGCGGCCTTCTGCCCCACGAAGCGGCACCACCACACCACGGCGCTCCCGTCTTCGGTGTCGCCGATGTGGGCCAGACGCCAGCCATCGCCGGCGGGTACATCGGGCGTCAGCCAGTTCAGGCTGATGCCATCGTCTTCGTCGCCATGGTCCGGCCATTCGTAGTGCGCGGCCAGGAGCTCGAGGCCAGCGGCGTGGAAGAACGGAGTCACGTCGGTTTCGTCCTCGACGAACAAGACGCGGGCTAGGTCTGGGTGGCTCAGGTAGCCTTCGGCATCCCGATCGGGGAGTCGGGCCGGATCGAACAGGTCGCGGGCGTCGAGCCGCGCCACAGCCTCGCCCACACCCGCCGCAGGGGCGATGCCCTCGCCACGGTTCCACAGCATCATGCAGAAGTTGGCTACGTCGCGCGGGTCGCCCTTGGCGACGTGATCGACCAGCATGCGCGACAGGGTTTCAGCGGTACATTGCGCCTTGTCCTCCCAACCGCTGCGGCCCTTGGCGCGCGCGGCGGCCAGCTTCTCCTTCATCGCGGCCGCGAAGTGATCCACAGCGATGTCGTCGGCGTGCACGTTCGCCTGCCAGGCACGGATCCCGGCGATCGCCGCTTGCGCTACCTCCCATTCGCCGCCCTGGCCGCCGTCCTCGCACAAGGTGCCGAGGAAGGTGACCAGGGCCTCTTCGTCGGCAAACTGGCCGGCATCGGGCGCAGGCGCGGCCAGCGCGGCTGCGACAGCCTGGAACCATGAGGTCCCGTCGTAGTCGCCGTCCATCACGTCCTGCCGGAATTCAGGCTGTACCGCGCGCTCCGCGATGAAGCGGCGCACGCCCTCAACCGCGGGCGGGGCGCTGTCGGCTGGCGCGGGGCGGATCGGGCTGAACCAGAAGTCGGCGTAGTGCCTATCGATCGACTCGTGCAGGTGCCCGCCCACGCTCGCGCGGTGCAGCGCGTTTATCAGCTCTCCGAAATTCGGGCTGACGCGAACTGCCTGGCCCACGCCCGGGCCAGGTGCGGCGTCCTTGGCGGTCAGGGCGCGGTCGCGGCGCTTCTCAAACTCGTAGATGGCAGACCGCAGGCCGTCTGTGGCGCCCTGCAGCGAGCTTTCAGCGTCCTCGATTTCATCCAGGAACACGTCATCACTCTCGGCCTGGCGCAGGACCAGCGCGTCGTGCTGATTCCTGGCGTCCAGAAGGTGGCGCGCTGCGGTTGCCAGATACCCGGCGTATTCAATGGCGTAGTCGTTTGCTGAGCGCGCATCCCCATCCTGCCTGGCGGCTAACGGGGTAGCAGCGTCGGCGGGCGGCGAGGGGGCGGCCCGCTTGATTGCGTCAATAATCGCGACCTGCAGCGCCGCGCGCCGCTGCGGCTCGGTGTCCAGGGTGAAGCGCCGCGCCACTTCCAGCGCAATCGTGTCGATGTCGTCTCGGTCGGACTCGGTGCCCGCCACGTTGGCCCTGGTGGCGACGGCGTCTCCGGCCAGCGCGGCCATGATGTCCGCAGCCTTACGCAGATCAGAGGCAAAGGCCGCCTGCTCCTCGTCGTGCGGGGTCGCTGCGTCATGCAATGCTGCGTGCGCCAGCAGGCGTTCGGCCAATGTCGTCTTCATGCTCCAACCTCCGACAGTCGAAAGCTGCGCGCGAGCAGGGCGAACAGCCGCCGCAACTCGCCGGTCTGCAGCGCAAAGCGGGCGGCCAGCTCGGCGCGCAGGTCCTCGTCGCTGGCGTCGAGCTGATCCATGGCGCCATCCATGAACCTGAGCTTCCGAACAACCAGATCCTCACCAAGGACGAAGGACACGTGGTCATGGAGACTCAGGGCCAGGTGCGTGCACTGCTTGCCAGCGGCGAGGTGCTGATCGATCTCGTCACTGCGGATCTCTTGCCGAACACAGCGCACCGCGGCGCCGCCATGCAACGAGTCGGCCAGCTGGCATTCCTCGCCCAGGCTCAGGCCTTCGGGCAGGGGCTCGCCGGCGATCCAGCCGGTGAGGATCGCGCGCGGCGCGATCTCGGCGTTGATCGGCATGGCCGGGAAGCTGCCCATCACCCTGCGCAGTTCGGACACCACGTTCTCGGCGCTCTTGCGCGAGGACGCGTCCACGGCGATGAAGCCCGAGCGCGCGTCGATCAGCGCGTCGGTGCGCGAGGGTTTGACGAAGGCGCGCGGCAGCAGCTCGTGCAGCAGGTCGTCCTTGAGCCGCTTGCGGGTCTTGCCGCCGGGGCGGCGCCCCTCCTTGGCCTCGATCTCGTCCAGCTTGCGCGCCAGCAGTTCGTTGACCACCGCGCCGGGCAGCAGCTTGTCCTCGCCGCCGACGCTGACCCAGATGGCGTCGTCGGCGCGATGGGTGGCGACGTCCTCGAAGCGGCCGAAGGGATTGATGAAGCCGCGCGAATTCATCTCCAGCGGGCCAACCGGCTTGAGCGGGGCCTGGGCGACCTGGGCGTCGAGTTCGGAGAAATCCAGCGAGGTGGGAAAGCGCAACAGGGTGAGATTGCGAAAGAACATCACTTGCCCTCCCCTGCCCTACGGGCCTTGCCCTTGGCCGCGCCCGCTGCCTTGCCTTTGGCCGGCTTCTTCGCTCCGTTGCTCACGCGCTTGGCGGCCTTCTTCGCCGCAGCCAGCTTCTTGGCAGGAGCCGGCTTCTTGGACGCGGACACCGCCTCACTTGGGCCTGCTGCGGCACCTGATGTGGCTGCCTGTCCCGCCGCCCTCAGCGCGTAGCCAGCGCCACGCAAAGGCTTGGGCAGCCAACCACGTCCACCGAGTTGCTTCCCGGCTTCGGCGATCGCGGCGTCCTTCTTGAGCGTCAGCAGGACCTCGCCGACGGCCTTGCCAGCCACGTCGGTAACGGCTTCGGCCAGCAGTGACTTGGGCACGATGCTGAGGTAGGTTTCGGGCGTGGCCTGCCATGCGGCAGCCATGTCCACGCCCAGGCGCTGGGCCAGAACGGGGCCAGTGGACTGCGAGACGGGGATGGTGCAGGCCACCAGCGCGGCCAGGAGCTGGAGCCGCTGTTCGGCGGACATGCCGACGAGCCAAGCATGAACCTCCGCCCCCTTGCCGGGAACCGTCGCGCCCCAGGCATCCAGATGCGCCTGCAGGCGTTGGCGTGCGGCACAGCTGCCGACGTCCCCAAACTTGCCGCGAATGGCGATGGCGTCCGCGTTGTGCTCGTTGCTGGGGCACATCGTGAGCCAGCCGCCGCCGCGCGGCAGCAGCACCTCGAGCACCATCTGCTCCAGCAGTAGCAGCAGTGCCTGTTCCGGTGCGGTAGCCACGGCGAGGCGTACAGCAGCCGCGCGATGCATCTCCAGACGGGTGAGCATGTCGGCGCTCAGCGTCGGCTTTTTGGGCCCCATCGCCTTGTCTGAGAGCTTGCCGCCTGCCGACAACCTCTGCCCGGGTTTCAAGCGCCCATACTCAACCTGCAGCCCGTAGTGCCTGTGGAGATAGATGAGGACGCCCGTCTTGGCCTTGGCCTCGTCCGACCACCGCTCGAGCCCGGCCTTAATGGCGTTTCGCTCGCCGATGAGCGCGTCGGAGGCGGCCTCGGCTTGGTCGCTTAGATCGCCTTCGCTATCGCGCAGCGCATTCAACTGCTCGGTGATGTCCGCCAGGCGCTTCTTTTCCTGTGCGTTGGGCGTGCGCGTCGTCGAACCAAAGGGGCCGCGTCCATAGCGCGCTTCACCGCTGTAATCCAGTTCCGTATGCACCTCAACCCAGGACCAGCCGGCCAGACGCTCGCGTTCCGCGATGGCCTCCAGCTGGTTGCGAACCACTGTCTCCAGTAGCTTGGCGTCTGCGAAGTACACGGCTGGGCTGAAGAGGTCTCTGCGGATGGCGCCGCCGGCCGCCTGGTAGGCGGCAACGTCCACGAACTTGCCCAGCGGACTCTCGGGGCCGACCTCCCGCGCAGTGATGCGCTCCCGGATGGCGTGCGGCCGGCGCTGCCAGGCATGCTCAACCTTCGCCCCCTTGGAGCCGAACCACGCGCGATGCTGTGCGGCATGGTCGTCAGTCAGCGCGAGCGCCTGCAGCTGCTCCAAGTTCATCTCGCCCTGCTCGTACAGCGCGAACAACTCGGGCTTTACATTCGCCAGCTTCAGGCGCTGGGCGACGATGGACTCGGCCACGCTGAAGTGCGCCGCGACGTCGGTGGTCGACCTTCCGCTTTCCACCATGGCACGGAATGCCCGGAACTGGTCAGCCGGATGCATCGCCTCACGGATCGTGTTCTCGGCGGTGCTGGCCTCCAGCGCGGCGATGTCGGCAATAGGCTTGCAGAGCACCGGATGGTCCTGGCCGATCTCGCCACGCTCCAGTCCCAGCTGGAAGGCGAGCAGGCGCGTGCCGCCCGCGTCGACCAGCCAGCGGCCCGGCTCTTGGGCGGGGCTCACGACCAGGTTCTGCAGCTGGCCGTGGACCTTCAATGACTCCCATGTGGCAGCCACGTGAGTCGCAGAGCGGTGCTTGCGCGAGTTGGTCGGTGAGATGCTCAGGTGGCTGAGCGGCACCGCGATGATGTCGGTGGTGAGCTGCATCTTCGTTCCTAGTTGAGGTGGTTGTTGACGCCGGCGGCGCGCGCGGCGGCGGCGTAGGCCACGACATCGCAGTGCGCGTGTTCGCGGACCGTGCCCAGGTGGTGGTTGGTCAGGATCAGGCAGCCCACTGAGACGCCGACGGGCAGTCGATACGGATCCTGGTCGTCGAGGATCTGGGACAAGCCGAAGTGCCGCGCCAGCGCGACGGCGTTGCGGGTCTTGCCGCAGCCCTGAGGGCCATGCACGATGACGGAACGGTTCATGCGCGCGCCCTCTGTTCGATCAGACGCTTGGCGTGCACGTAGTTGCCGAAGCCGTGGAGTTGAGCGGCGAGGTCCAGTGCCTTCGCGTGCTGCAGTCCCCGCTCTCGCTTGATGCGCTTGGCAGCTCGCTTCAGGCGATCGATCGTCGCGCCCTTCTGGGCGCAAGCGCTGCAACGGTCGGGTTCGACCCAATGGCAACCGCCAGGGCAGGCTTGAAGGTCGGTGCAGCCGCAGTCGCGGCAGCGGCGTAAGGCGATCATGGTGCGTCTCCTTTGGCACGGTTGAAGCGCCGGATGGCATCGAGCAGTGCGGTCGGGCACTGGCGATCTGGAAGGTCATGCAGAAAGCGCTCGGTCTGGTCGAGCAGCCGCGCTGCGGTACGCAGCTGCCGGCGCGCCGCGCGCAGCTCCGGCGTCGCCGGCGGGCGCGCAGGTGGGCGTTGGGTCATTCCTCCTCGTCCTGCTGCCGGGCCTTGGCCTGTGCTCTCCGGCCCTTGGCGCGCTTGGCCAGGTGCTCCTGCAGGGCAGCGCTCTGCGGCCGCTCCCGCGCAGGCGTGGTGGGCAACACCTGGATGCGCCCTTTGCGCTTCAGGAAGGCATCCATGTGGCCCTGCAGCTGCGCGCGCTCGCGCTCTTTGTGGGCCAACGCGGTGGCGGTGCTGATCGGAAGCTTCTGCTCGCGCCAGCGTGCCGCCTCCGCGCGTTCTTCAGCCGGCATGCTGTAGACCATGCCGGGACTGGTGATGCCGCGGCTCACGCTGCACGCTCCGCACATTCGCCGGCCAAGGCGAAATACGCCGCGCCGTCGGTGTAGTCGTCGAGCTGGTGGGCACCGGCGGTCGCGCGGGCGGCCTTCAGCACAGCCATGAAGAGCCAGCCGTCGCGCTCGGACAGCGAACCTCCGGTCAACGCGTTGAAGGCCGCAACCGTCCGCGCCATGCTGCGCTCACCGTCCTGCAGGTCGCGCTGGGCGGCGCGCTGCTCGATGGCGGCGGCGGCGTTGCGCAGTATGGTCTCGGCGGGGGACGGCAGAATGGCCCAGCGGCGTTCTGGGTCGGTGAGAAACTCTGTCTCCCCAGAGGTGAAATGCAGGACGGCGTTCGGTTCAGCGTCCTTCTTCGCCGCCGGCTTGCCGCCCAGCACACGGATCATCTTGGCGCTGTAGGCCGCGTCAATGCACTCGATACCCAGGCCTCGCGCCATCTCCTCGGCGCGCTGCTGGTCGGTGGTGAGGCCCAGCTCGCCGGCTTGGTTGAAGAAGCGCGCGCGGGCAGAGTCCAAGTTCACTACGGTGGCCAAGCCGAAGTGCTCAGTCAGCAGGCCATACACCACGGCGTCGTGGATCACATCGACTGGCCCGAAGGCGATCACGGAAGGCTTCATGCGATCGCCCTCCCGTGCACGTAGTACATGAGGTCGAGCAGCTCCCGCGGAGCGGGGGCCATCGTGCGCACGGCGCGCTCGGCCTGGTCGAGGATGTTGCGCAGATGGGCGTCGTCGCCATCGCCCAGCGCCGGAACAGCCGTCAGGCCTTGCCGGGCGGCGGCGTCTAGCAGAAGGGTGAGGTCATCCTTGCTGGCTCTCTTTATGATGTCCTTGACGTCGACATCCACCTCAGTGTCGATCCAGACTTTCTCGGCCACGGTGACGGTGATCTCGCTCATTAGCGCACCACCTTGCTGGCTGGCTCCAGCAGCCGGCGCGCCTCAGCCAGGCCGCGCTCATTGAGCGTGACGCAGCTGGGAAATTCGGGATCGTCGAAGGTCACCAGGCCGGCGTTGTCCAGCCAATTGACGGCGCGACGGGTGAATGCCGGCATCTCCAGCGGGCCGCTGGTCCGCACCTTCGCCGGCGCGCCGACGAATCCGCCGGCCGCGCGGCGCAGGCGATGTCCAGGTGAATTGAAGGCGGCCAGCAGTGCGCGCTGGGCGACGGGTTGCAGTGCCATGGTCAGCTCCAAGGGTGGGATCGGGTAGGCGTGCATCAGCCGCGCTCCGAGGCCTGGCGGCCCTGGCGCAGCTCTTCGGGGGTGAGTGGAGCCAGGTCAGCGTTGCCCTTGAGCAACGCGCCAGGCGGTGGCGGGGTCAGCAGGTGGCCGCGGGCCATTTCTGCGGACATGGCGGCCTCGAGCTCGTCGACGGCGCTGTCGAGCGCTCGTGTAGCGGCGGCGTCGAACATCAGGTACACCCCGGCTGTGGTGCGCGTGCGCCGCCCGGCACGCAGCGCGGCTAGTAGCGCGATGAGGGCAGTGGTCATGCGGGGGCGCCCTCCCCCGCTTCGGCTGTCAATGCGGCCAGGTCGGCGGCGTGCGGGCTGTCCGGTTCGACTTCGACTTCGACACCCTCGGCACGTAGCCACTGCACGATGCGCGTCATCTGACCGCGCTCGATCTCCACATGCATGCCGATGCAGATGCAGTCGCCGAAGACCCTGACGCGCTGGGAAGGATGGCTGCCCGATGTGCTGGCGAATGCCATCGTCTGCCCGGCAACACTGACGCCGGCCCACACGTAGAGATCGCGCGAGTCGCGCTCAACGCCGATCTTCAGGAGCGGCGCGGCCCTGCCCTTACGTACAGGGAACCTAGGCGACCACTTCACGACAGCACCGCCTGTCCCAGCGCGGCACGGATGCGGCCGCCGGGGCTCTTGTCGTCGCCAGTCGCGATCGCCAGGGCAGCGCCCAGCAGCGCCAACAGCGCGCAGGCGATGAAGGTGCGGGTTTCAGCCCGGTGATCGACCGCCGGCGTCGCCTGGTCTTCGGCGTGCACCGCGGTCTCGGTCGTGCTCTGCATGTTCGCGCGCTCCGGTGAGGGAGGCGCCGGCGGGTCGCCGTGCGGGCCTGGGCAGGGGGTGCCAGGTTTCCGCGCCCGGGCTCAGCCCGGCGGGGTGGCGACCCGCCGGTCGCCTGCCGGCTGGTGGACCGGCAGGCGAGACACTACAAGGATTCTTGTATGCGTGTCAACAAGAATTCTTGCATTGATTTGGGCGTGTCAGAATTGGGCTTTCAACAGCAGGTAGCAGACATGGACTTCACCCAGAAGCTGCGTGCCAACACGCATTACCCCGTCATGCGTGCCGTGGTCCGGTTGTGGATGGGAGTGGCCTACATCGTGGCCTTCGCCCTGGTCCTGGCGGGTTTGGGGAGCTTCATTGGCGGCTCAGCGGAAGGCGGGCGCGTCGGTGTGAGCGTTGCAGCCGGGGTGTTGTCCTTCCTCGGCGCGGCTGTGGCAGTTGTGCTGGGCCACCTTGGCAAAGAGATGGCCATCATGCTGGCCGATATCGCGGATGGTGTTTTGCACATTGCCGAACGCCAAGGCAGCTCAACGGCGGCCGCTAATCAGGACTGGTAGTCCTCATCAGAAGGCAGGCGTTCCGCGACGCTTCGGATCAATCCGGCATCTTCGAACGGGATGTTCTCATCACTGCACTCTCGCGCCTTTTCCACATCGCGCAGTAGCGCGGCCAGCTCATTGTCATCGAGCTGATCCAGTGCGCCGATGTTGAACGTGTGCTGCTCAACCAGCCAGTGCAGGCGATAGCTGTCGCGCAGGCGGCGGATCCGCCGTAAACAGTGCTCGCGCGTCACGGAATCCCAGCGATAGTGGCCCTCTCGCTCGTTGTGGGGCACGAGCTGCCTCGGTGCTATGCGCCTACGCGCCTTGTCGGCGAGCGCGTCCGCGAGTGCTTCGAGTGCTGCTGCTTCCTTCTTCATAGGATCCCTGTGCCGTGCGGCGCTTCCGCAGATATTCTGTGAAGTCGACCAAGTTGTCAGGGGTCACATTCCGCTCCGCCCGGGCTGCCAGATAGTTGTAGGCCAACAGGATGATTCGGGCGTCATTCACGTCTTCCGGGTCGAACGCTAGCTCCATGGCCCGGTGCGCCAGCCTGACAAGCTGATACGACGAAGCGAGTATCTCGGGCTCCAGTTGCACAGCCTGAGATGGAGGTGTGTCCCCCGTCCCGTTCACGTAATGCGTTGACGTGGTTGCGCGAGGGTGGCCAGGCCTCCAGGCAAGGAACTCCTCGGTGCTCATCCCGAAAGCCTTTGCGAGCTGCGGCAGGAACACCGGGGGCCGCTTGCCACCGTTCAGCAGGTGCTGCAGGTGCTGATACTTGACGTTGGGGGCGCCGGCCGCGCGCACGCGCGCGGCGGTGGCCTGCAATGTCAGGCCTTCCTCGTCTATCAGCGCAGCCAGGATTTCCTCGATCCGCATGCAAGATATCTTGCGGGGTTGCGGTACAAGAATGTTTGCGCTAGTTTTGCGCAAGAATTCTTGTATGAGGGTCACTCGTGACACCTTTGGACCGCGCCATCTTCATCTGCGGCAGCCAGTCTGAGCTGGTGCGTCGAATCAACGGCAAGCCGGCCACCGGTTACGTGTACCACTGGCGCCGTAACGGCATCACCGGACAGGTGGCCGTCGACATCGAGCGTGCCGTTAGGGCTGCAATCGCCGAGTCCGAGGATGCGGCCATCCGGGCCGGGATCGATGGTCCGGTTACCGTCGAGCAGTTGCTGCCGTCTCTTGAGTGGCAGAGGGACGAGGCCGGCAGCGTCATTGGATTTCTTACGCCAGTTGCGCAGCAGGCGGGGGCTGGCTAGATGCAAGGTCTCATGTTCATCGATGGCGCGCTGAGCAACGACCCTGGCGCCCTCATCGACCTGCCCCTGTTCGATGCCGACCCCGGCGCCGACGTGGTGCTGACCGCAGATCAATGGGCAGACCTGCGGGCGGCGCGCCGGGCGGCCGGGCAACCGCTCGGGATCGCCGGATCGGACTGGGCGGAAGAGCATGGCGACCAGCTGCGTGGGGCCGATTCCCGCCTGGTAGGCGAGCAGTGGGACGAGGATCAGACGGTCGGTGATGTCCATGGCTGCAATGCTGCGATAGGTGCCCACGCTGGCACCACGATGACCGGCGCGTCATTTCAGGGTGCGCCATGACCTGCCTGCGCACTGACCTCCACTGGCGCGATGCGCTGTACAACGCGGTGACGCAGGTGCCCGGCGGCTTGCGCGCAGCTGCTGCATTCCTCACCGAGCGGCGGGGCCGTTCCATCACCGGCGAATCCCTGCGGAAGAAGCTGCGCGGGTTAGAGGGTGAGTCGATCTCGGTCGAGATGGCCGAGATGCTGACCGAGTGGATGGAAGAGCACGTGGCCGGTCAGGCGCTGGCCAAGGCATGGATCCAGTCGCTGGGCTCGCAGTTCGGCCTGGCGATGGATTTCGTGCCGGTGGGTGATGGTGGCCTGGGCGATGAGGTGGCCGCGATCCAGACCAAGTTGCTGCACATCTGCCGTCACGCTGGGTCGCTGTCGGGCCTGGGCCTCGAGGCGATCGCCGATGGCGACGTATCGCGGAGCGAAGCCGATGCCCTGGTGCGCGAGGCGCGTGCGGCGCGCACGATGCTGCACCGCTTGGAGCGCAGCGTGCTGCGCGCTCACCGCAAGTCCCGGGGCCGCGCTTGACGTGCGCCGCATCCACGCGCCCCGGCCGGGTAGTCCCCACGCCAGGCAGCCAGGGCCGGCCGCGCGCGCGGCGATACTCGAGGCGCATGCCCTACTCTACGGCGGCAAGCCGGGCCTGCTCGGCGACGACGCGCTGGCAGAGCGAGAGCGGTTGCGGCAGGAGTCCTATGCAGCCGCGCGTCGCCAGGGGCTGCTGCCGCTGCGGAGTGACGATTGAGCGCGAGCTGGTGCCTGAGCAACGCGCTGACGCTGATGAGCAAGCTCCCCGAGTCGGAGCGCGAAGCGTTCATCGCCGCATTGCCCGAGGCTTGCCCGCGCGCCGGGTGTACCACTGGCCTCGGTTGCCGGGCGTATGTGGCCAGCGTCGCCGGCTCTGCAGTGGAGCTGCGCCGGCGCATGTGCGAGGCACGCCACTATCTGCGTCAGGGCTGCACGTCTGGGCCGAGGGTGCAGCAGCTGGTCGAGACCATCACCGCACGACGGGGCCAGGCCGCGGCCGAACAGTTGCGCGACGACATGCGCGTCCAGTGGGCCAGGCGCCGCGAGTGGATGCCTTGACCTGCCCCCGCCGAAGCCTCGCGAAACCCCGCACCCCCGGTGTATGCGAAGCGAGGCGCGCGATCGCAGACCCCTCGGGGCCGCATCGCGAATGCGAGCGGATCTCATTCCGGGCGTGGGTCCTCCCCCTGATCGAGCCCATGCGGGTGGCGTGGCCGCAAAAGCTGGGTAGTCAGTCGGCTCCCGAGTTACTGAAATCAGGCCCGGGAGGCCGCTGATCCATGGTCGCCTCGAACTACAGCGACGTCCTCGGCCAGCTGCTCGATGCCGGCCTGATCATCCCCAACGATGGCCTGCGCATCGGCACGCACAAGCCGGTGCGCGTGCTGGTGCAGGACGGCGGGCGCGAGCGCCGCGGCTGGTACCTGCTGAAGGAGTGGTCGCCCAGCTACGACCGCCTGTTGATCGTCGGCTCCTTTGGCATCTGGCGCGGCAGCAGCAACGGCGCGCAGAAGGTCGCTCTGCCGAAGGACGACACCGGCCGCGTCACGCCCGAGCAGCGCGAGGCGATGAAGCACGTTTGGGCCGAAGCCGCCAAGTCCGCCGAGCTGCAGCGCAAGCAGGAGGCCGAGGCCGCGGCGACGCGCGCGCTCAAGGCCTGGGCACGCCTGCAGCCAGACGGCGCCTCGCCCTACCTACAGCGCAAGGGCGTCCTCGGCTATGGGCTGAAGTTCACGCAGCACGGCACCGCCGTGGTGCCGCTGACCGACACCACCGGCAAGATCCACGGCCTGCAGTTCCTGCGCAGCGCCGCCCAGGCGCAGGAAGCCAAGCGGCCCTCGAAGGAATTCTGGCCAGCCGGCCTGGCCAAGAAGGGCCACTTCCACCTGCTCGGGCACACCCCGCACTGGATCGTCCTGGTCGCAGAGGGCTATGCCACCGCGGCATCGCTGCACGCGTCGACCGGCTACCCGGTGGCCTGCGCGTTCGACGCCGGGAACCTGCAGCCGGTGGCCGAGGCGCTGCGCAAGCGGTACAAGCGCGCGAAGATCCTGGTCTGCGCTGACGACGACTGCTGGACTGAGGGTAATCCCGGCATCACCGCGGCCAGTACCGCGGCCATGGCCGTCGCCGGCGAGTGGATGCGGCCGGTGTTCGCCGACGAGGATGGGCGCCAGGCGCGGCATGCCGCCAACGGCGCGAAGGCCACCGACTTCAACGACCTCCACGCACTGGAGGGCCTGCCCGCCGTCGGCGCCCAGGTGGCCGCCCGCCTCTCGGATCTGAAGTGGTCCCCACCGGCCCTGCGCGCCGTTCCTTCCTCCGAGCCGGGGGGCGGGGGCGGCAAGCTGCGGCCCATCCAGCAGCTCGACGAACTGCTCGAGCGCTACTCGTTGATCTACGGCGGCGGCGGCGCGGTATTCGATCGGCGAGAACACTGCCTGCTGCCGCTGACCGATATGAAGAACGCCTGCATCCGGCCCGAGTTGCACAAGGCCTGGATGGAGCACGTCGACCGCGACATCGTGCGCCCCGCCGAAGTCGGCTTTGACCCAGCCGGCGAGGATCCCGCCGTGACCTGCAACCTATGGGGCGGCTGGCCCACGGCACCGCGCCCAGGCAAGTGCGATCGCATCATCGAACTGCTGCACTATCTGTGCAGCGAGGAGCGCAACAGCCGCGAGTTGTTCGACTGGGTGCTGCGATGGTGCGCTTACCCGGTCCAACACCCGGGCGCGAAGATGAAGTCCTGTGTGGTGGTGCACGGCGGCCAGGGCGCGGGCAAGAACCTGTTCTTCGAAGCGATCATGGCCATCTATGGCCAGTACGGCAGCATCCTCGACCAGAACGCCTTGGTCGACAAACACAACGACTGGGCCAGCCGCAAGCTGTTCCTGATCGCCGACGAGGTGGTCGCCCAGGCCCATCGCTTCGAGCAGAAGAACCTGCTCAAGGTGCTCGTCACAGGCGTCAAGATCCGCATCAACCCCAAGCACATCGCGGCCTACGACGAAGTCAACCACTGCAACCTAGTGTTTCTCTCGAACGAGAAAATGCCGGTGGTGCTGGAGAAGGATGACCGCCGGCACTGCGTCATCTGGACACCAGCGAAGAAGGATCCGGCTTACTACCGCGCCATCATGGCCGAGCTGGCCAACGGCGGCATCGCCGCCTTGCACGACTACCTGCTCAACGTCGATCTGGGGGACTTCGACCCAGGCACGCTGCCGCCGACGACCAAGGCGAAGAGCGACCTGATCGCGCTGGCCAAGGATAGCCCTGAGGATTTCATAGAGGCGCTGGCCGACTGGAACATTCCGCCGCTGCGTCCCATGCCGGGCCTGACCGAAGACTGGTATCGGGTCTACCAGCGCTGGTGCGCCAACACGGGCGTCAAACCCGCCTCCATGAAGCGCTTCGTCAGCTCGCTGGAGAAGGACTGCAGGATCCCCACCGCACGCAAGTGCCACCTGCAGGGCCAAACCAAGACCAATCCGCTCTCGACCCTGATGTTCGGCCTCAGCGCGCCCGAAGGCCAGTCCGAGTTCACATGGCTGGGTGAGCAGATCGTCGCCATGCGCCACCGCATGCAGGACTACTTCGCCGGCCACCGCCAAGACGCTGACAGCTGGGAAGACAAGCATGGCGGCTTCGGAGGTGACGAATGACGCCCCGCACCCGCGTGTTGCCGGGACTGCCGGCAACGTTGCCGCTAGAGTTGCGGGCAGAAAGCCTGTCACAGCGCGCTTGTTGCGGCGTTGCACGGTTTCGCGCGCCCGCCCGCGCGGGGGGTAGCGCGCCGAGACTGCACCCACCTGCGCGCGCACGTGCGCGCACACGGGACACATCCCCGCAATCGCCGCAACGGTGCAACCACGTAGGCGGGGCGCGGGTTTGGGCGATTTCGCTCCCGGCAAGCGTGCCGGCAACCGCCCCCGGTGCCAGCAACGCCCCCCTGCTCGCGCCCGCGCGCGCAGGGGGATCTCTTCTCGAACCACGAAAAAAGCTGGAAGAGGGCCTTCTGCATGGCTGAGCTGGCCCTGCCTGAGATCGAAGGCTTCCGCGCGTTCGCCGACCGCCTGGGCACAAAACCCAGCTACGTGACCGAACTGCGCAAGGCCGGCCGCCTGGTGCTCACCGACGATGGCCGGGCGGTGCGCGTCGCCGCCTCTCTCGAGCGGATCCAGGCCACCCGCAACCCGGCCCACGAGGGCGTCAGGGCGCGCCACGCGGCCACGCGTGGCGCCGCCCCGGCCGACACCCCTGCCGTGGCCAACGACGAAGCTGCTGAGGCCGCTCAGGCGCCCACCGGTGGCTCCATTGATGCCGACGACCTCCCCTTCAACTCCCCCCACCAGATGCGCCGCGCCAAGGCGCTGGCTGACAAGGAAGAGGCGCTGGCCCGCAAGGCCCTGCGCGAGGAACAGGTCGAGATGGGCCAGTTGCTGGTGCGCGACGAGACCCTGGCCGCTGTGGCAGACGCCGTGGTGATGTTGCGCAGCCGCCTGGAGCTGCTGCCGCCCACCCTGGCCCCGCGCCTGGCCGCGCTCGACGATGAAGACCAGGTGCGCGTGCTGCTGCGCGACGAGGTCGAGCAAGCGCTTGAGGAGCTGGCCCGCAAGTTCGCCGGCATCGGCAGGGGCGCCGCATGAACCTGTTGACCGACGAACCGGCCGACATCGCCGAGCGCCTCGCCGCGCGCATCGCGCACCGCGGCGCCTGCCATGTCTACGCCAAGCCGTCCGGCCAGTTGGCTACGTACCTGATCAACGACACGCGCAACGCGCAGCGGCCCGCCGCGTGGCTGGTGGCCATCTACCGCCCGCCAATCGCGGCCGGTGAAATCCTGCAGGACTTGCTGGCGCGCCGCGCCGAGATCCTTGCGTTGTGCGAAACGGCGTCATGAGCACTTCGATCGCTCCCGCCTACGCCGCCTACGCCCGCGCCGCGCATGAAGTCGGTAAGGCGCTGGCGCGCGCCATCGCTCCCCGCAAGCCGATGCGCGTCAGCGAGTGGGCCGCGCGCCACCGCCGCCTGTCGCAGAAGGGCAGCGCCATCCCTGGCGAGTGGCGCAACGAGCGCAACCCGCTTCTGGTCGAAATCATGGATTGCTTCAGTGCGCGCAGCCCCGTGCATGACGTCGTCGGGATGCTCTGTATCCAGTTTGGGAAAAGTGAGCTCGAGGCCAACATCCTCGGCTACGCCATGTGCGAGAACCCGCAGCCGATCATGGTTGTGCTGCCGGGCGAAGTGTCGATGAACAAGTGGATCGATCAGAAGCTCAATCCACTGATCGAGGAAACCCCGGCCATCCAGGCGGTGCTCACCAGCACCAACAGCCGCGAGTCGTCCAACCGTCGCTCGTTCAAGGACTTCCATGGTGGCCAGTTGTACTTCGAACACGCCGGCAACCCGGTCCGCCTGAAGTCCACATCGGCCGGGCTGCTGCTGGTCGACGAGTTCTCCAGCTTCGCCAGCCAGCTCAAGTCCGGCGACGACCCCAGTGAGCTGCTCGACGGCCGCACCTCCGCTTTCCCTTCGACCTACAAGCGGCTGAAGGTCGGCACGCCCGAGATCGAAGGCCTGTGCCGCATCTCCGAGTTGTACGCGATCTCCGACAAGCGCCGCTGGCACTGGCCCTGCCCGGACTGCGGCCACGAGCAGCCATTCGAATGGGCCGGTCTGCAGTGGACGCCAGACACGCGTCGCTGTTGGTACGTCTGCCGCGAGTGCGGCGTGGTCATCGAAGAGCACCAAAAGCCCCAGCTGATCGCGGCCGGCCGCTGGATTCCCGAGAACCCGGGTGCACGCATCCGCGGCTACCACGCCAATGCCCTCTACTACCCGATGGGCCTGGGTCCGCGCTGGCTTGATCTGGTGCACATGTGGCTGGCCGCGCAGAACGACCCGGCCAAGCTGAAGACGTTCGTCAACGACCGCCTGGCCGAGCCGTGGCGCGACAAGACCGCCGCCAAGGCCGCGCCCAACGTCATCAAGGACCGCCGCGAGCCCTACCGCCTGCGCGTTGCGCCGCTGGGCGTACTGGCCGTCACCGCCGGCGTCGACACCCAGGACGACCGCCTGGCCGTGCAGATCATCGGCTGGGGCCGCGGCATGGTGGCTTGGGTGCTGGACTACATCGAGCTGTCCGGCGACCCGGGCGAGGACGACGTGTGGGCGCGCCTGACCGACCTGCTCAACCGGCCCATCGCGCACGCGCGCGGCGGATTCGTCCAAGTCGAGGCCACCGCCATCGATGCCGGTGGCCACCGCACCGAGTCGGTCAAGCACTTCTGCCGCCAGCGCCGCATCCGCAACGCCACCTGCATCTTCGGCGCCCGGCCCAACAACGCGCCCATCCTCAGCCGTCCCAAGCTGGAGGACGTCAACTACAAGGGCAAGCTGGACAAGAAGGGCGTCAACATCCACCACGTCGGCACCGTCGCGGTGAAGCAGTGGCTATTCCAGCGCCTGGCTGCCGACGCCGACAAGCCGGTCGACGCACGCCTGTTCCATATCACCGAGGACCTGGACGACTTCTACGTCGACGGCCTGGTCAGCGAGCGCTACAACCCGCGCACCAATCGCTACGACAAGGTGCGCGGCGGCGTTCGCAATGAGCCCCTCGATACCGCCGTCTACGCGTACGCCGTCACCCACCATCAGAATCTGCGCCTGCACCGCGCCAGCGCCGCCGACTGGGACACCCGCGAGCAGCGCATCATCGACCTGGCCCGCAGCGAATGGGATCGGGTGGATTCCCGTGAAACATGCGCGCCCGTCGAGCCGGCGCCTCGGCCGGATTCGGATTCCCGTGAAACCGCCGACGTTGCGGTGGCGCTGGCGCGCGTCTTGTCGCCGCCCATGCACACACGCGCCGCCCTGGACGCCATCGTCACGCGCCTCGAGCGCGACGCCATGGCGCCTGTGGCCACGGCCGACCGCGATGCCTGGGCGGGCGCCACCGGCGGCACCGCCGAAGAGGTCACCGCCCTCGCCGCCCTTGTCGGGCGCCTGATCGACGACCAGACCCCCCTCGGCGCCCTGCTCCCACCGGATGTCGCCGCGCCGGCCCGCGCCGTCCTGCGCGGCCCCGTCACCCCCAACACCCCGCCCCCGCGCCGCTTCGTCCGCGGCACCCGCAATTCCGGCCTGCGTTAGGAGAGAGCCCCATGCCCGAACCCCACCCCCTCAAGAACCACCTGCAGGCATGGGCCAAGGCCTACGGCGGCGATCAGTTCGCCCGCCTCGGCTACGCCGCCGATGACCGCCTGACTGGCGCAGCTGCCGTCAGCGGCGATGCCGAGGCCGATCGCATCGAGCACATCGTCCAGCGCCTCGAGCGCGTCGGCCGTTGGAAGGAGGCGCGCGTGCTGCGTGCGGAGTTCTTCCTGCCGGACCTGCCGGAGAACGATCGCCTGCAACGGCTCAGGCGCATCGGCCTGACCATCAGTCGGGCCGGCTACTACATCTACCTCAACGCCGCCTGCGCCTACGTCGAAGGCGCACTAGGAGAGCAGCCGTGAGCACCCACCCCAGCGACACCCTCGCCGCCCTGCAGTGGGCCATCGAGCAGGCCCGCAAGGCCCCTGCCGACGATCACCTGGTCCGCTTGGTCTACTTGCCTGCGCTGCAGGAGGCCCAATCGAATTTGCTGCGTGAGGTGCGCGGCGATGGCTGATCCGCCGAGGGCCATGAGGATGAGGTACCGTCCCAGCAATGGTACTGAGGGTGAAGGCTTCATCTGCGACTTCTGCGGCAACTGCGCGCGCAGCGACCACGCCCAGCCCGATGCTGACGACGACAGCCTGCTCGGCTGCGAGATCACAGGGCGCACCATGCTCTACGACGTCGAGGATCCCGAGTATCCCGCGGAGTGGATTTGGGATGGCCTGGAGCCGCGCTGCACGGCCTACGTCCAGATCGGCGAGCCGCTCGCCACTGAGCGCTGCAGGCACACCGCCGACATGTTCGGTGGAGGCGGCGAAACGTGAAGATCTGCACCCGCTGCGGCAGCTACAAGCCCGACCGCATGTACTACACCATCGGGCCGAACAGGCGCATGAGCGAATGCATCGCGTGCAACGTGCAGCGCAAGCGCGAAGCGCACGTGCAGAGGCCGCGCCTCAACCTGCACCTGGGCCGCGACCGAACTGGCCGCTTTGCGAGGATCCCGTGAGCTGGCTGACAAAGCCGCCGGGCGCAGTGGTCTGGCGCTTTGTCTGGCCCGATGGTCGCGCCTCGCGATGGCACGACGTGCTAGCACGAAGACCGCGACCCAGCGATGGCGGGGCGACGGTGCAGTTCGCCTACGGCGCCCCGGGAGACGCCGGGAACGGCTTCAGTACCCGGTAGGTGATGCTGCTGTTGTTGGCGTCCAGCACTTCAATCTGGGCTCCCTTGTAGCCAATCACCGTCGACGCCTTGAGATCGTATTCGACCTCGTTGCTGAAGGCAGGACGCGCCATATCGTTGCTGAACTCGCGGTAGCCGATATTGATCTTGTCGCCAACCCGGCCGTTGTAAAGCAGTGTTTGCTGGAAGCCCTGCGCTTGAGTAGACGCTACGGTTCTGCGCTCGAATGAACCCTTTCCGCAACTCTTCGCGTTGAACACGGTGATCACACAAATCTCACCCGCCGCCTTCTTCTCTACGGCCAGGGCCCTGTACGGATCGGCGAGCACGCCAGCGCGCACCGCGCCACCTGTGCCCACCGGAGAGTAGTACCAGAGCTTGGCATCGTCGCCGATCTGACGGTAGGTCCCGGCGGGAATGTCATAGCTCATCCAGTCCACCGGTGCCTTCACAACGAGCGCCTGCTCCTGCACGTTGACGCCCTTCCGCACCAGGTAGTCCCCCACCTGCGCCGTAGTCACCTGCCCCACAGGCGGAAAGTCGACCAGTTCAGTTTTTGCGCCGGGTCCGTTGTACTTGACGCTCGCGCAGCCCGAGATAATCAAGGCCGCCATGGCCGAGAGCAGCATCATGCGATGTTTCATGGTCCGTCCTTTGTGAGCCCCGGCGTGGATCTTGCCACGCCTGCGTCGGCGCCTCCACTTTACCTGTTGCGTCTAGACATTCCCTGACAACAATGAGGAGTCGGCAGGGCCTTGCCGACACCGCAAGCCCCCGCCCCGCGCGGGGCTCTTTGGTCCCGGCACGCCGACCGGGACCCATGGCCACACTGCAGGAACAACTCGACGAAGCCATCGCGGCGCGCCATGCCTGGCACGTCGGGAAGACCCGCGTCACGGTCACTTACGGCGACCGCACCCTGCAGTATTCGGTCGAGGGCCTCAAGCAGTTGGACGCCTACATCGCGTCGCTGCGCCGCCAGATCTCGGGCGGTTCGAGGGCGCGCAATCGCGTCCGCTACGTGGTGCCGGACTGATGGTCGGCTCGGCCACCATCGCTCGCGAGCGCTTGGTCGTTGACCAGGCGCTGCGCCGCGCTGCTGAGGTTGGGGGTGGCGCGCACGCCAACGGCAGCCCGACCGAGGTTCAGGGCACCCGCTGGCGCGGGGCCTCGCGCACCCTGCGCTCGCTGGCCAGTTGGGTGGCGCAGATCGGCAGCGCCACCAGCGACCTGTCCGGGCCCGAACAGCTCACTTTGCGCGCCCGCTCGCGCGATGCCGCGCGCAACCACATGCCGGCGCGCGCCGCGCTCATGCGCAACCGCACGAGCGTGGTGGGAACCGGCCTGGTCTGCCGCCCGGCGGTGGATCACGAAGCGCTGAAGATCACGCCGGAGCAGGCGGCACAGTACAACGCGACCATTCGTGCCGCCTGGGAGCGCTACGCGGAAAACCCGCTCGAATGCGACCTGGAAGGCACGCTGGACATCTACGGCCTGCAGGGTTTGGCGCTGTTGTCGGCGATGTCGAGCGGCGACGTCATGGTGCTGACGCCCATGCAGCTGCGCGACGGCGGCGTCTCGGAGATGAAGGTCCAGCTCGTCGAGGCGGACCGTGTCTCCAACCCGGATGGCGCCGCCGATACCGAAAGCTGCATCGACGGCATCAAGTTTGCCCAGGCGATGCCGGTCGGCTGCTACGTGTGCAGCCTGCACCCAGGCGACCGCATCGCTACTGGCACGCCCACCTGGAGCTATTTCCCGTTCTACGGTGACGGCACGGGCCGACGTCGCGTGCTTCACATCTGGAACGACAAGGAGCGCCCTGGCCAGGTGCGCGGCGCGCCCTATCTGGCGCCAATCCTCGAGCCGCTGAAGCAGCTGGAGCGCTTTACCAATGCAGAGCTGATGGCCGCGGTGATCTCGGCCATGCTGACAGTTTTCATCCAGCGCAAGGGCGACGAGACCGACGACGCCGGCAACCCCCTCGACGCGTTCGAGCCGGTTGACGATGCCGGCAACATCGCCTTGGGCAACGGCGCCATCATCGACCTGGCACCCGGCGAGGAAGCCAACGCAGTCAATCCCTCGCGGCCGAACGCTAAGTTCGAGCCGTTCTTCGACGCGATCCTCAAGCAGATCGGCGCGGCGCTCGAGCTGCCACTGGATGTGCTGCTGCTGCAGTTCAACAGCAGCTACTCGGCCGCACGCGCCGCCATGCTCGAAGCCTGGCGGATGTTCCTGTGCCGCCGCTGGCTGCTGACCACGCAGTTCTGCCAGCCGATCTACAACCTGTTCCTCGACGAGGAAGTGGCCAGCGGTCGCCTGATGCTGCCGGGCTATGGTGACCCGACGCTGCGCCACGCCTGGTCGCGCGCCCTGTGGATCGGGCCCGCGCGCGGCTCGATGGACGAGCAGAAGGAAGCCTCGGCCGCCAAGACGCGCATCGAGATCGGCGTCAGCAACGAGGCCATGGAAACCGCCGCGATGAACGGCGAGGACTGGTCGGCCGTCAACGCGCAGCGCGCCCGCGAACTCGCCATCAAGCGCGCCAATGGCACCTACGTCGCGCCCACGAACAACTCCGCGAAGAGCAGCACCACTGACGATGGCACCGGCACCGGGGAGCGCCCCGGTGCCGGTTCGGACGCGGACGACGCGGAGGCCACGCCATGATCGACGCCTTTCACCTGGCCGCCTCCCGGCCGTGGCTGATCCAGCAGGAATCGCTGGAGACCATCCTCGCGGTCGCCCAGCGCTACGGCGATCCTGAAGCATTGCAGGCGCGCCTGGGCCGGCCGCTGGACAACGCCCGCACCATCGCTATGCGCGACGGCGTGGCAGTCGTGCCGATCACCGGACCTGTGTTCCGCTACGCCAACCTGTTCACCGAGATCTCCGGCGCCACCAGCACCCAGGTGCTGGCCACCGACATCCAGGCCGCGCTGGACAACCCCTACGTGCGCGGCGTCGTTCTGGACATCAACTCGCCCGGCGGCGAGGCCACCGGCATCAATGAGCTGGCCAAGCTGATTCGCGCGGGCACCGCACGTAAGCCAATCAAGGCATACGCGGGCGGCACGATGGCCTCGGCTGCGTACTGGTTGGGCGCCGCCGCCGGAGAAATTGTCATCGACGAGACCGCCGTGCTGGGCTCGATTGGTGTCGTCATGTCCTACCTGGACACCACTGCCCGTGACGCGAAGTCCGACGTGCGCCGAGTGGAGATCGTCAGCAGCCAGTCTCCCGACAAGCGGGTGGATCCCTCCACCGACGAAGGCCGCGCCAAGGTGCAGGCCCAGGTCGACGCGCTGGCCGACGTCTTCGTCGCCGCCGTCGCCCGATATCGCCGCACCACCGCTGACGTCGTACTGGCCGACTTCGGCCGTGGCGGCGTTCGCGTGGGCGCGGACGCAGTCAGGGCCGCCATGGCCGACCGCATCGGATCGCTCGAATCCGTGATCGCCGAGCTTGCCGGCTCCGCAAGCAATCCCAAGAGGAACACCACCATGTCCAGCAACAAAGGGCAGGTCACGGTTTCGACCACCGAAGACCTGCGCAATGCGCTGGCGGCCGGGCACACCGCGGAGCAGATCGTCATCGCCTCCAACGAGGATGCCATCGCTACCGCCCGCCGCCAGGGCGAGGAGGCCGGCCGCGCCGCTGCCACCGACACCGCCATCAAGGCCGAACGCACCCGCATCGCCGAGATCCAGGCCCTGGCCCGCGAAGGCTTCCAGGCCGAGACCAAGGCTGCCATCGAGAACGGCGACACGCCCGCCGCCTTCGCACTGACGGTGCTGAAGGCCGCCCAGGACCGTGGCATCACGCTCGATGCGATGCGCAAGGACGCGCCGAAGCCGGCCGCGCATGCCAAGCCCGGCGCTGATGAGCGCCCTCCCGCGTCCTGGGACGCCGCTGTGACCAAGCTCGGAGGCAAGTGAGATGAGCATCCTCAAGACCGAAGGCACCCGGGCCGGCGGCTACATCGCCGACGAAGTGAGCCCCAACCTGTCGCGCAAGCAGATCGTCATCGCCTCCGGCGCTGGCGTGCTCCTGCCCGGTGCCGTGCTGGGGAAGGTCTCCACCAGCGGCAAGTACAAGGCCTTCGATCCGTCCGCCGACGATGGGTCCGACGTTGCGGTCGGCGTGCTCTACGACCACGTCGATGCGACCGCAGCCGATGTCGACGCCGTGATGAGCGCCGCGCTCACTGCGGTCAATGCGGCCGAGATCGTGTGGCCGGCCGGCACCACCGACGCGCAGAAGCTGGCGGCGATCGAGGCGCTCGAGGAGCGACAGATCACCGTGCTGCCGGCTGACGGCGCCACCGTCCCCTCCCTGTAAGGACTCCCGACCATGGCTTCCATCGACGTTTTCAGTGACGACGCCTTCGGGTTGTTCGAACTGACCGGCGCGCTCGAGCGCATCCCTTTCCAGCCCTCGCTGCTGGGCCAGCTCAACATTTTCACTCCCAAGCCGATCAGCACCACCAGCTTCGCCATCGAGAACCGCGGCGGCACGCTGAACCTGATCAACACGACCCCGCGCGGCGCGCCGCTGCCGCAGGCGTCCCCGGGCCCGCGCGACCTGCGCTACTTCGGCACCGTGCGCCTGGCCAAGGGCGACCGCCTCAACGCCAGCGAGATCCAGAATCTGCGCGCTTTCGGCAGCGAGACGGAGTTCGCCCAGGTGCAGGCCGAGACCCTGACCCGCATGGCCAAGCTGCGTGCGGACCTGGACCTGACGCTGGAGTACCACCGCCTTGGCGCGCTGCAGGGCATCGTGCTGGATGCGAACGGCGATGTGCTGTTCAACTGGTTCGACGAGTGGGGCATCGCGCAGCCGGCCGAGATCGACTTCAACCTCGACGCGGCCACCACCGACGTTCGTGGCATGTTGCGCGACGTGAAGCGCTCTATGCAGCGCGCAGCCCGGGGCGGCTGGACCCCGGGCACCAGTGTCGGCGCGCTGGCGGGAGACGCGTTCTTCGACGCGCTGATCAACCATCCGCAGATCAAGGAAACCAAGCTCAACACGGATGCGGGCGCGCCGCTGCTGGAGAACATCCAGGGCTATAGCTCCATCGAGATCGAGGGCATCACTTTCATCAACTACCGCGGCGCCGACGACCTCGATGAGATCGCCATCGACACGGACAAGGTGAAGTTCTTCCCGATGGGTGGACGTGACCTGTTCCAGCACGTGATGGCGCCCGGCGAGACGTTCGACGTGGTCAACACGCCGGGCCGTCCGTTTTATGCGCTGACCATCCCCGACCGCGATCGCAACGCGTTCGTCGGCCTGGAGATCTACAGCTACCCCGCGCTGGTGGCCACGCGTCCGCAGATGCTCCTCCGCGGCAAGCGCACCTGATAGGCCGCCGCCGCGCGCGCCACCCAGGCACATGCGCGCGGCGGCGAGTCCTTTGTTCCGAAGCAGGCCGAGCCGATGAGCGACCCGAACGACAACGAAGAGCAGCACACCCGCATGTCTCGGGTCGCAGAGAACACCGTGGTGCGCTTCTCGACCCAGCTTTTCACGCCCGTATTGATCGCCCTGGTGGCCTGGCTCGGTCAGCGACAGCTCAACTCTATCGAGTCCAAGCAGTCCGAGATGAATGTCACGCAGGAACAGCAGGGCCAGAGGATCGGGGCCATGGCTCAGACATCCGCGACCTCAACACGCGCTTCGATCTCGCAGCCATCAAGCGCATCGATGAACTGGACGCCCGCGTCAAGCGCCTCGAACAGGCAGCCAAGACCCCATGAACGCACTGAAGAACCTCTGGTCCATGCTCAAGTCATTCGCCTACCAGTCCCAGGAGTTCACGCTTTGGCTGCCCGCCCTGGTCGCCCTGACGATCATCGGGTGGATCCTGCTCGGCGCTTTGGGTCGCGTTGGACCCGATGCGATCGCCTGGCTGCTGGAGCTGCCCGTCATGTGCACGTACGCCATGGCGGCGCTGGGCATGTCCTGGCTCATCAAGCGCCTATACCTCAACGACCTCGGCCGTGCGGACGAACAGGCCCTACAGCTGTTGGCCATGGGGGGCGACCAGGGCGCTCGCTGGGTGCTAGTGAAGGATCGCCTCGAGACGCTGGCGTGCGTGCTGGCCATGCTCGTCTTCTTCTATCCGGCGCGCTGACCATGAACGCGCGCCTGATCTTCATCCTCGCGCTGACGCTGCTGACCGCTTGTGGTCCAGTCGAAGCGCAGAGCGCACCGTCGAAGTCCGCCCAGGCTTCGGCGCTTCCGGGCGTCGTGCCCGGGCCGGTGGCCGCCGGGGTGGACACGGCCATCGAGAACGCACAGTCCGCCGCTGCCGTGACACTTGCGCCCGCCGTGACGGCGCTGCGTGCGTCCGTGCAGTCCGCTGTGCCGCCGCCGGTAACGACGGAACCGCCGTCCGTCTCGCCGGCTGCGGCCGCCCATATTCTGCGCTGGGAGGTCACCAGCCCCGCCTGGTACGCCCAACGCCTGCAGCGCCCGGTCTGGCCGGGCGGCGCCAGCGGCATCACCTGGGGCATCGGCTACGACGGTGGCCACCAGACGCCCGAGGCCATCGCCTCCGACTGGGCCCGGCATGCTCGCGTCGCCCAGTTGCAGCGCACTGCAGGCATCGTCGGTACCGCAGCCGCAGCAGCCCTGCCCGCCTACCGCGATATCACGACGCCCTACGCACTGGCTTCTGCCGTGTTCACCCACGTCAGCCTGCCGGTCTGGCGCGAGACCACCGCGCGGATCTACGGTCCGGCCTTCGATGCCCTGCCCGCCGATGCCGCTGGCGCCCTGGTCGGTAACACCTACAACCGCGGCAGCTCGATGGTCGGCACCCGCAACGCCGAGAAGCGCGTCATCCGCGACCGCTGTGTGCCCGCCGGCGACCTGGCGTGCATCGCCACCCAACTACGTGCGCAATGCCGGTTGTGGCCGGGCACACCCGGCCTTTGCGCGCGTCGACAGGACGAGGCTCGCCTCGTGGAGGCAGCGCGATGAAGGTTCCCACCTGGCTCTACGTGACGGAGTCGGCCGCCATCGCATCTGGCCTGACCCATGAGGGCAGGTTGTTCGGATGCCCTGCGTGGCTGCGACTGGACAGCGAGGAACATGTGGTCGGGACACCCAAGGTACCCGCACTGGCCGTCTGGTGCTGCGTCGTCGACCGTGCGATGGATCTGGCCACGTGCTTCCTCAGTGCGGACACCGTCGTCGTCACGCCTATCACCGTCGGGCGGCTCCTGCGCAAGGAAGGGGGTGCCCAATGACCCTCGCGTCCGGCCTCACGGTGAAGCCGCTGCTCTACGCAGTCGGGGTGCTGGCGCTGCTTTGCGTGGGCGAAGGTGTCGCACTGTATGTGCAGGCGGTGCGCCACGGCGCGGCAGCGAGCACCGCTAAGACAGAGTCGGACCAGTGGCGCAACAGCTACGCGGCGGCGGCCACCAAAGCCTCTGAGCTGGTGGTAGCCAACGCCGGATGGAAGAGCACCGCCGGCGAGCTCCAGGCGCAGTTGGCCGCCGAGCAGAAGCAATGCGCGGCGCTGACCGCGCGTAACGACAAGGCCGTCGCCGCCGCACGTGCGGAAGCGGCGGATGCCGATGCAGCCTTAAAGACCTTCGTGGACCGCTTCGCCGCAGCCCAGCGCAAGCCGGACTGCGCCTCGGCTCTGCACGCCCTCGCCGCCTCCTGCCCCAGTTTGGAGGGCTACTGACATGCGCCGCGATATTCGCCCGCCGCTGATTGTCCTGCTGCTGGCTGCGCTGACCGGCTGCCCGCTGCGCAAGGATGCGTCGGCGCCCCAGGTGTGCGCGGTCAACCCGCAGCCGGTGGTGATCGTCCAGCGCGTCTACGTTCCCATCCGCGACTCGCTCACCGCAACCGAGCCGGTGGCCGAAGGCCCGCTCGACCAGTGCCCCAGCGTCGCCGCCCAGCGCAAGGCTGCGCTCAAGCGCGCCAACGCGAAACTGCAGCAGATCCAGCAGGTCCAGGGCACCGAGGTGAAGCCGTGAACGCCGACGTCGTGTTCGCCGATGCGGCGGCAGACCTGTTCGCGGAGCTGGGCGTAGCTGCGCTCGTCGTGCGCGGCGCGGATGCGCCGGTCCCGGTCCTGATCATCGTGCAGCGCGATCAGGAGCGGATTGGCGAATACGGAACGGCCGCAACGCGCGTCGACACGGTCGCGTTCCGCGTCGACGAGTGGACGCCGCGCGCCGGCGACTTGGTGACCTGGGCCGATCGCCTGGGCACGCACGCTCGCAAGGTCGATGGCCTGCCGGATAACGATGGCTTCGTGGCCACGGCGGTGCTGCATGGCTGACACGCCGATCACCTGGCGCATCCTGCAGGCGACGGCCGAGCGGCTCGCGCTGATCCGCACGAGCGGTGGCGCGCGCACGGACATGGGCGCTGACGTGCGCCTGGAGCCCAGGCAGTTTGATCCGGCCGATACCACCGGCTGCATCACGCTGTTCACTGCGAGCGTCGTGCGCCCGGATGGCGCGCGTTCGCCTGGCGAGCGCGAGCTGACCATGATCATCGAGCTGACCGTGCCAGCTGCGTGGGACAGCGCGCAGGAGACCGCCGTCGCTGCGGTAGAGGACGTCGAAGACATCCTCGATGACTGGCTGCCATTCAACGGCGCGCTGCCGCTGCGCTTCCAGGAGAGCATGTTCCTCGACCGCCCGGACGGCATGCCGGCGGTAGTGGCGCAACTGATGTTCGGCACGGGGTGGCGCCGATGAGCCGCATGCTCACCCATACCTACGAGGTCCGCGGCGCGCTCGAGGTTTCGCGCAACCTTGGTGTGCTCGCCAGTCGCATGCCGACGATCGAGCGGCGTGCAGCGCTGACGCTGCGCCGGCGCCTGCCGGTGCAGGCCCGTCGTGACATCCAGGCCGAATACAACATCACGGCCCAGCGCGTGAACAAGGATATGTTCGCGACCCTCGACGGCGACCGCGCGGTCAAGCTCGTGGGCCGCTTCCGTGGAATTGGACTGCTTAACTTCAGCGCTCGCCAGACGCGCAAGGGTGTCACTTACAGCGTCCTGCGCGGCCAGCGCAGCCTGTTGCCTGGGGCCTTCATCGCAACGCTGGCCAACGGCAACCGGCAGGTGGTCTCACGGTATGGCGCAAAGCGCGTCATGACCCAGGGCCGCTACAAGGGCAAGCGCCGCCAGCCGATCGCCGTGGAGTACGGCGCCACGCTCGCCCAGATGCTCGGCAAGCAGCGCCGGCCCGAGCGTTTGGCTGATTTCGCTTGCGGCGTGCTGCGCAATGAGGTCGAGCGTCTGCTCGCCTACTACGACCGTGGCACCGGCTATCTCGACTCGCTGACCCAGGATTCGCCATGACCCGCATCCGCCTCAATGCGCCCCATACCCATGCCGGTGTCCGCTACGACCCGCCTGCCGAGGGCGTGGAGCTGGAAGTATCCGCGCAGGATGCCGAGTTCCTCCACGCGCTGGGCAAGACCACGCCGCTGGCGGCCGCCCCGCCGCCGCTGCCTGAACCCGCCGACGAAACGTCGGACGACTGATGCATCCCCTCAACCATCGCCGCAACCAGGAGACACCGCGATGAAAGACTTTTCCTTCCAGGGCAAGGTGTACCTCGGTACCCGGCTGGCCGGCGGCAAGCCCGGCGAATTGAAGTGGGTCGGTGACGCACCCAAGTGCGAAGTCACGCTGCAGGTCGACTCCGAGCAGCGCACCGAGAGCTACAGCGGCAACCGCCTCACCAGCGCTCGCCTGCAGAAGAGCAAGGAGGCGACGATCGCCCTGACCCTCAACTGGGCCACGCCGGACAATCTGGCCCTGGGCCTCTATGGTTCGATGGCGACGGTCGCTGGCGGAAGCGTGACCGGCGAGCTGCTCCCCACCGACCTGCAGGCCGACAGCGTGGTGAGTCTGGACCATGGCGACGTCAGCGCCCTGGTCATCACCGACAGCGACGCCACCCCGGCCACGCTGGCCGCCGGCACGAACTACGCGATCGATTCCGCCAAGGGCGGCCTGGTGCGCATCATCGACCCGACGGGCTTCACCCAGCCGTTCAAGGCCGCGTACTCCTACGGTGGCAGTGTCGACGTCGCCATGTTCACCGCGCAGCCGCCGGAGCGCTACCTGTTGTTGGACGGCGTCAACACGCTCGACAAGAGCCGCGTGATCATGCGCCTGTACCGTGTGCAGTTCGACCCCACCAGCAACCTGCCGCTGATCAACGACAGCTTCGGCCAGTTGGAGCTGTCCGGCGCTGTGCTCTTCGACAGCGAGTCGGCGGCCGACGCGGCGCTGGGCGGCTTCGGCAAAATCCAGGTCATCGACGCGGAGTAACGCATGGCGCGCAAGGTCGAACGGCCCGCGCCATCCCCCGCCGTAGGGGCGGGGGATTCGCTGGTTGAATTGCACCCGAACATCACGATCACCGTCGCCGGCCGCGCGGTAACCGTGCGTGAGTATGGCTTTTTCGAGGGACTTGAAGTCGCGGCGCGCTGTCCGGGCTTCATCGCTTCGCTCGGTGGCATGTGTGCGGCGGGCACCCTCGCCTACGCGCGCGTGCGTCGGCTCTTTGGTCTGCATCGCACTGAGGTCATCAACGCGGCAGCGGTCTCCACAGGCCAGGATCCCGAGTGGATCGAGCGCCTGGACGGCGCCGATGCCGAGTTGCTGATGAGCACGTGGTTCGGGGTGACCGGCAGTTTTTTCGTGCACGAGGCCGTCCAGGAGCTGGTGGAGCTGCAGCCGCGTCCGCTGGCCAGCACGACCCCGATTTCTGGTACGGCCTCTTCACCGAGCTCGCCGCCGCCGGCCTCGGCGACATCGACCAGCTCGGCCAGTGCACCGAACGGCAGCTGATGGGCTTTTTGAGGTCGGTGCGCCGGCAGCGCCAGCTGGCGCGCGCCGAGCGGCTGGATGACCTGCTGGCGGCGCAGTACGACCCGAAGGGCGCGCTCCGCGTCCTGCGGGAAATCAGGAAGAAATGATGGCCACGCGCGACTTCGAAATCGAGATGAAACTCAAGGCGGACTACCAGTCCGCCCAGAAGGCCGCGCAGGAAACCAAGGCCGGCATCGAAGGCATCGTCGCCGCGACGCAGCGGGCCAACCAGAGCCTTGATGCGGGCGCCAACACTCAGGGTAACCGCCTGCGCGACATGGTCCAGCGCTCGCTGGCGGAGCTCGAGCAGGCGCGGGCGCAGGTGGAGTCTGCGACGGCGCCGACCGGTGGATCCACCGGTGCGGGCGACCAGGCCGCGCTGCAGGCGCGGCGCGCAAACGTGGTGGCTAGCCAGGCCCTTCAGCGCGCCGTCGCACAGGAAATGGGCTTGATCGGGGAGCTGGAGACGCGCCTGGCGCGCAGTGCCAGCAGCATGGAGGACCTGGCCGGCACCGAGCTGCGGCTCGACCAGGCCATGCGCCGCGGCCTGATCAGCTCGGAAGACTATGAGGCTGCGCTGGCTAAGCTCAACATCGAGCAGGAGCGCCTGGACAAAACGGCTGCGAACGCGACCAGCCAGCAGCAGAAGCAGCAGGCGGCGCGTCAGCGTGCCGCCGCCGCCGATGCAGCGAATCTGGAGCGCACGATCGGAGCCTACGACCGGACCTCGGCGGGCATGCGCAAGCTGGCCGCGGATGAAGCCAGGGTCACGCAGGCTTTCAAGGACGGCAAGCTCAGCGGCGACGCCTACGTGCGCACGCTGTCGGGTATCGCCAACGAGCGCGCGCGGTTGCAGGGAGTGCGCGACGGCGCCAGGCAGTCTGCCGATGCGATGAAGGGCTTCAGCCTGCAGACGGCCGAATCTCAGCGCAACCTCGCCCAGCTGCTGCAGTACACGGCCACCGGCGACTGGCAGATGGCCGGCAACCAGATCCTGCAGCTAGGCCGCTCGGCCGGCACCATGGGCGCCTTGTTTACTGGCGCTGGCCTGGCAGTAGGTGGCGCAGCTGTGGCCGTCGGCGCCTTCGGCGCCGCGGCGATCGCCGGCTACCTGCAGATGCGCGCCTTCCAGAACGCGCTCATTGCCACGGGTGGGGCCGCCGGTGTCTCGGCCGGCCAGTTGGCGGACATGCGCGACGAGATCGGCCAGGCCACCGGCGATTATGTCGACGCGCAGAAGGCGCTGGTCGCGCTGACGCAGTCTGGCCAGCTCACAGGCGACTCGCTACAGGCTGCCGGCAGCGCCGCAGTCAATCTTGCGACCTTGACCGGTCAGAGCATCGAGCAGACCACCAACGACGTCATCGCCCTGGCAAAGTCGCCGACCGCTTCGCTGGAAGAACTCAATCGCCGATACCACTTCCTGACGCTGGAGGTGTACGACCAGGTCGCTGCACTGGAAGCGCAGGGGCGAGAGCAGGAGGCGGCCAGGGTCGCGACCGACGCTCTGGCAACGGCCACGCAGCAACGCGTGGATGAGATGCGTCAGAACGCTGGTCTGCTGGAACAGGCTTGGTACAAGGTCACCGGTGCGATCAAGGGGGCCTGGCAAGCCGCAAAGGACTTCGGCCGAGACGACATCGATGCGCGGATCGCAGCTGCGGAGCGCGGCATCAGCGCACGCTTGGCGACCATTCAGGACCTGCGTGATGCCCAGGCGCGAGGCGGATTGTTCGGTATCAGCAAGGCGGACGCCGATGCGCAGATCGCTGGCATCCAGCAGCACATCCAGCAGCAGGCCCAGGTCTTGGTGCAGCTGAAGGACCAGAAGGCCGCACAGGAGGGCGTCAACAAAGCCAAGGCCGAAGAGCAGGCCGTCGAGGACCGTGCTGTAGCGGCAGCCAGCCGGGTCGACAAGCTGTTGGCCACGACAGACAAGAGGATCGAGCGCCAGCAGCGGCTCAACAAGCTCACCGAGGACTACAACGCCATCGCAGCCGCGAACCCGGCAGACAAGCGCCTGTACGACGGGTCGCAGGAGCGTCTGCGCGATGCGATCATCAAGGAAACCTCCGAGAAAGCGCCACGCGTCGCGAAGGGCCCAAAGACCGAAGGCCAGAAGGATCAGGACGCGGCCCTGCGCGAACTGGAAAACCTGAAGAAGATGGCAGCCCTGCAGGACTCGCTGGTCGATGGGAAGAGCAAGGCGACCGAGCAGGCGCGGATCGACTTCGAGGTCACGCAAGGGGCCTACCGCCTTGCCGACGATTCGCTCAAGCAGCAGCTGCGCGACCAGGCCAAGTTGGCCGACGCGGCCACGGCACGCGTCGAGGCGGACCGCAAGATGCTGGAAGTGCGCGACCGCATCCTCGGTGCGCAGGGCGGCGGCGAGGATGCATCGCTGGCCAAGGCTCGCCGCGAGCTGGAGCTACTCCAGGCCGATCTACAAAAACAGGGCCGGATCGCGGATGCCGCGGATGTCTCCAAGCTGCTCGGCCTGGAGCAGGCGCAAGCCGACCTGAAGAATCTACGTCAGACCTATGACCAGGTCATGGGCGAGATCTCGCTGGAAGTCCAGCGGATCCAGGTCGAGCAGCAGGCAGGCTTCCTGACCGAGGCCGATGCCCAGCAGAAGATCGTCGACCTGTACCGGTCGAAGCTCGGCGTGCTGAAGGATCTGGTGCCGCAGATGCGCGCCGCCGCGATCGCGCTCGGTGGCGACGCTGGCAAGGCCGCACTGGCCAATGTCGAGCAGATCGAACTGAAGCTGCGCGAGATGGAAACCACGACAAGCGCCATGACTCAGGCGTTCGGCACGACATTCCAGCAATCCATCAGCTCATCACTCGACGGCCTCATCCAGGGGACGACCACGCTCGGCGATGCGGTGAAGGGCTTTTTCGTCAGCATGCTGCAGGGCATGGCCCAGTTTGCCGCGCAGGACTGGGCCCAGAAGGCAGGCAATTGGGTAAAGGGGCTGGTGAGTGGCGGCGATGCCGCCAGTGCGGCGACGGACGCCGCATCTGCGGCAGGTGACGCGACCCAGGCTGCCGCAACGGCAACGGCGGCGACAGCTCTTACTACCGCAGGCACGACCGTCGCCGCCGGGGCCACGGCCGTGACGTCCAGCGCGGCCGCCCTTGGCACGTCCGGCACGGCGCTGGTCGGCGGGGCGACAGCAGTGTCTGCCGCCGCCGCCCAGCTATCTGCGGCCGCGACACAGATGGCTATCGCCAATGCGGCGAGCGTCGGCTTCGCGACTGGTGGCTGGACGGGTCCAGGCGAAAAGTACCAGGTCGCCGGCGTGGTCCATGCCGACGAGTTCGTCCATCGCCGCGAGGTCGTTCGCCAACCGGGCGCCCTGCCCTTCCTGTACGACTTCAACCGCCGCGGCATGGCCGCGCTCGATGACTGGCGCGGCTACGCCGATGGCGGGCATGTTCGGTCAAGTCCCTATAGCTGGGCGGGATACGCCGACGGCGGTCGCGTCGCGCCCGTAACCGGCATGCGCGCTTCCAACGACGACGCGATCGCACAGGGCGTGGACAAGCCACGTAGCTCACTCAACCAGCGCCTGCGTCTGGTCGTTGTCGACGATCCCAACCGCATTCCCGCTGCCCTCAAGAGCGAGGTCGGCGAGGAGTCCTTCCTGTTCCATGCCGGGCGCAACACCGAGACGCTCAAGCAACTGCTGGGGATCAACTGATGGCCTACGTCGACGGCACGGCGAGCAGCTACACCGACCTGCTCGACAGGCTGCGCACCTTCCTGACCTCCAACACTGACCTGGTCAACGCCGGGCGGCAGTGGCAGCAGTTGCGCTGGGACAATAACGAGCTGATCCTCCGCGCACCGGGTCTCGACGGCAGTCAGCAGATCCACGTCGGCGTGCGCGCGCTCGCCTTCCCGAGCCAAGACGTCTACAACTTCGGTGTCATCGGCGCGATGTCCTACAACGCCGCTCTGGCGTTCGATGGGCAGCCGGGTACTTCGCCGGAGGTCTACGTGCCGCTGTGGGATGCCGCGATCCCTTACTGGTTCGTGGCCAACGGCCAACGCTGCGTGGTCGTGGCGAAAATCAGCACGCGCTACGTCCCCATCTACTTGGGCTACGGGTTGCCTAACGCACTGACAGGCGACTACCCCGCGCCGATTTACGTTGGCGGTTGCACTGGCGAGCAGACGGAGCGCTGGTCCAGCAACGACTTCGGGTTTCGATCGTTCACCGACCCGGGCGATGGCGGCTGCTACGTGCTCGCCCCTTCCGGCGCGTGGCTACAGGTGCGCAACTTCTACAACCTGGGCGGTGAGACCGAGGGCGGCACGGTCTGTGTGTGGCCGTATGCCGGCATGGCCACGGGAAGCACGGACCTGCTGCGCTCCCTGCGAGACAACGGCGATGGCACCTACACGGCGCTCCCGCTGACCATTCACGGGCTGCAGCCGAACCCGGAGATCTACATGGACCTGCAGGGCTGCCGCTACGTCTCCGGCTTCGGCAACGCCGCGGAAGCGGTCATCACGATCGACGGCGTGCAGCACCTGGTCGTGCCCAACATTTTCCGCAGCGATCGCTGGGGATACTGGCTGCTGGAGCTGAATTGATGGCCTACCAAACTGGCACCGCGAACACGCCTGCCGCGCTGGTCTCCTCGCTGTCCGGCTTTGCCGGCGCGAACGGCTGGTCCACGACGGCGCTGGCTGACGGCGCAACTGGATTCACCGCCCCGGACGGCGCGACCTTCGCGCTGTTGCCCACTTCGGACTCGATCGAGCTGCGCGGCTGCGTGGGGTTGAGCAGCGGCGCGGCCGCCGACGCGCAGCCTCACGTCGCCGATACCCCGGCCGTCTGCAGCGACATCGCTGGGCCCTATACCGGCTATTTCTTCTTCGGCGGCGCGGAAGGCGGTGCGCCCTACCTGCATGTGGTCATCGAAGCTTCGGCCGGCGTGTTCAAGTCCTTCAGCGTGGGGCGTCTGGTCAAGTTCGACGCGAGCGTCGGCGGCGAGTACTCCACCGCCACGAACTGGTACATGTCGGATAACTCGACCAACTATCCGGAGCACAACTGGCACGAGTACCTCTTCGACGGCGCGCACGATCCCTACGGCAGCAACTCCGCCTCACACGTCCGCTTCGACGTCGATGGCGCGAGCAACCGCTGGATGCCGATCTGCCGCAGCTGGGACGGCACGCGAGCGACGGGCTCGATGCGCGGCGGTTTGAACCTGCCGTTCGGCCGCATCGGCTATCAGCGCTACAACAAGCTGGTGCCGCTGTTCCCGCTGTACGTGTTCGGCGATCGCCCGAGCAATATGCGCAGCCCGATCGGCTACGCCCCGCACCTGCGCCAGGTCGACCTACGCCTCAACGCGCCGAAGGAAATCATCACGATCGGCGGCGAGGACTGGCAAGTGTTCCCGGCGATCCAGCGCACGGACACGCACGACGTCTACGGCAGCCTGGTGCCCAGCTCGGGCTACTACGGCTACGCGATCCGGCTGATCGATTGATGATCGCGCCCGGGCCCATCGCTGCTGTCGGCACCTACATCAATCCCGCGCTGGGCCAGCGCCGGCCGCTGTGGCCTGCGCCGGTCGGCGAGGATCTGAGCGTGGGCGCTGCAGGCGTGCGCGGCGCGCGGCCGGCGCTGGATGAGCCTGACCTGACAGGGACCGGCGCGTATGGCGACAACTTCGGGATGCTGAGCTGGTATCAGCGCGTCCACCTGTCGATCACCACGCTCGCCTTGGGCAACCTGGTCAGCAGCCAGCTGCAGTCCGTGCGCGTCTGGAATGGCTACCTGGATCGCAGCGTCGTCGTCACCGCCGTGGACGTCGCCGGCGGCGAGGGCATGACGCTGAGCGCGCCGGCGCCGCTGCCGCTGACCCTGGCCACGCTCGAGGCGCAGGCATGGTCGCTCGCGGTGTCGGTCGATGGCCCGCCCGTCATTGATGCCACGTTGACCTGGACCGTCACTGGCGAACCCGCGCTCAAGCTGCACGTCACCGGCAGCCGCGTGACCGCATGGGGCTGGACGCCCGACTGGGCCGATGGCATCAAAGAGCGCCTGTCCTGGCTCACGGACGTCCTGGCCAGTCCTAGCGGCGCTGAGCAGCGGCGCAAGCTGCGGCACTGGCCTGTCCGGACGTGGTCGGCCACGGTGCTCGTCGACGGCGATGACCGGGTCAGCATGGACCTGGCGCTGTATGGCTGGGGCGCGCGCACCTGGGCGCTGCCTATCTGGACCGACGTGACCTGGCTGGCCAGCGGCCTGGCCGCCGGCGCCGAGGCGATCACCCTGGACACCACGCACCTGGACTACCGCGCCGGCGGGCTGGTGCTGATTCGCGGCGAGGCCGCCCAGGATCTGGAAGTCGTCGAGATCCAGGCGGTGCGCGCGGACGGCCTTGACCTGGTGCGGCCGATCCAGCTCGACTGGGACCCAGGCTGCCGCGTGTATCCCGTGCGACTGGCCATGCTCACCGAGCAGCCGCAGTTGACGCGCAAGACTGATGACTTGGTCAGCGCGGACGTGAGTTTCCGATCGATGGAGCCGTGCGACTGGCCAGCCGTCCCGCCGGCAACGACGTACCGCGGCGTGCCGGTGCTCGAGGAGCCGGCCGAATGGTCCGAGGACCTCTCGGCGCAGTACGAGCGCCTGCTCACAACGCTGGACAACGGCATCAACAATCCGGTCACCACGGATCTCGTCGGCACGGGCATAGCCCTGCAGCAGCACACGTGGATGCTGGCCGGGCGCGAAGAGCGCGGCGGCTGGCGATCCCTGGCCTACTACCTTTCCGGCCGCTGGAAGGCGATTTGGCTGCCCACGTTCGCCGCCGACATGCGGCTCGTGGCCACGACGGCTGCCACCTCCTCGGCGCTCGATGTCGCGACGATTGGCTACAGCCGCTTCGCGGTCGGCGGCAAGACCGGGCGCCGGCACATTCGCATCGAGCTGCGTGACGGCACGCTGATTTACCGGCGCATCCTCGGCGCGACCGGCGTCGATCGGGCCACCGAGCGCCTGTCGCTCGACGCCGCTGTCGGCATGGAGCTGACCCCCAGCAACGTGCTCCGGATCAGCTGGCTGCAGCTGATGCGCAGCGCCGACGACGACATCGAGATCGACCATACGACGGACGTGAACGGCATCGCGCGCGCCAGCCTGATGCTGCGTGCGACGCGCGATGACCTGGAGCTGCCCGCATGAGCTTCGACGCACGCGAGCGCAGCGTCGCCAGCGGCGAGCCGGTGCTGCTGATCGAATTCGGCCGCGGGCCGCTGGTGTGGCGCTATACCAACGCGGGGCGGGACTACGACATTGGAGGCACCGTCTACAAAGACGTGCCCGGCCTGACCGGCGACTCGATCAGCCAGACAGGCGAAGTGGAGCGTGACACGGTCAAGCTCACCGTCCCGCCGGACCTGGAGATCATCAAGCACTACGTGGGCACCAAGCCCAGCACGCGCACGCGCGCGGTCCTGCGCACCTGTCACTTCGGTGAGACCGAGGCGCCGGTGCAGTGGATCGGCTACATCGTGGGCATGCGCCTGAACAAGAGCGGTCAGCGTGAGATTGCGTGCCAGTCGATGCAGGCGACCTTCGATCGCCCTGGCCTGCGCCTGTGCTGGTCTCGCGGCTGTCCCTATGCGCTTTTCGATGATCAGTGCGGCGTCAACCCCGATGACTTCAAAGTCGCTGGCCAGGTCACAGTGCTGGACGGGCAGCGGGTCACTTCCGCCGCCCTGGCCGGTGCGCCCGAGGCGGACTACTACGTCGGCGGCATGATCCGCTGGATGAGTGAGGACGGCATCCAGGAGAGTCGCGGCCTGGACGCTTTCGACGCTACGACCGGCGTCGCATCGGTTTACGGCGGCACGCTGGGCATGGCCACCGGCCAGGCCGCAACTTTCCACCCGGGCTGCGGGTACACCACGGATGTCTGCAACGATCGTTTCGACAACTTGGTCAACTGCGGCGCGCATCGCGGCATGCCCGGCAAATCTCCTTTCGACGGTACGGACGCGTTCTGACTATGGGCTACGTTGAGCTCGCGCTCGTCATCGTCGCGCTCCTGTACGCGGCCTATGCCGCCCGCCAGATCCGCGCCAAACGCCTGGCGTTCGAAGACTCGGACTTCCCGACGTTCGAGGAGGGCACGCCGCAGTACGTGGTCTTCGGCGATTGCTGGAGCGCGGACTGGTGTGTGATCGCCTGGGGCAACACCCGGGCCAAGAAGGTTTACAAGGGCGGCTGGCTCAACAAGCACGAAGCCGGCTACCGCTACTTCGCGACGATCCAGATGGGCCTGGGACGCGGGCCGGTCAACGCGATCACCGTGTCGACGGTGGGCGACAAGCTCCTTTGGTGCGGCGCGCAGCTCACACAGATCAACATCGATGCGTTCAATTTGTTCGGCGGCGATGAGGGGCAAGGTGGCATTGTCGGCACGATCCAGCACCTGCCGGGCGGCGCGGATCAGGTGGCCCCACCGCTCCTGCAGAAGCTGCTCGGCAATAAGGCGACCGGCTGCCGGGGCGTCGCGACAGTGATGTTCGACGGGATGCTCTGCGCGATGAGCAAGTCGCCGCAGCCCTGGAAGTTCCGGCACTGGCGCAACACTGCAGGCTGGCACCGCGACACGCCCTGGTACCCTGCCAAGGCCGAGATCCTGCTGCGCAATGAGCTAGCGGACCTGTCCGAGTACCCGGCAGGGCAGCGCGACGCCCTGCGCAACATCCATGCGATGAACGGTGCGCACATGCTCGTCGAGGCCGGCACGAACGGCGCCTGGGGCCGACGTATGGACATGAGCGAACTGGACCTGGCCAGCTACACCGCGCTGGCAGACCTGCTCTACGAAGAGAAGCACGGCATCTGCCTGCGATACACCCGCGAAAGCAACCTGTCCGAGTTCGTCCAGACGGTGCTCGATCACATTTCCGCCGCGCAGTTCGTCTCGCGCCAGACCGGCCTGCTCACCGTGCGTGCGATCCGCGGCGACTACAACGTCGATGACCTGCCGGTCTTCACCTACGACAGCGGGCTGCTGTCGATCGAGGAGCTAGACAGCAGCACGGACGAAGCGGTCAACGTGGTGGTCGGCAACTACAAGGACCCGGTCCTCAATGAGGCCCGCCAGGTCCGCGCCCGCAACGTCGGTGCGGTGCAAGCCACCGGCGGCATGGTGTCGGTCACCCGGGACTACCAGGGCGCACCGACCTGGTCGCTGTGCCAACGCCTGATCGAGCGGGACCTGCGTGTACTGACTGGCGGCACGCGTAACTTCAAGGTGACACTCGACAGGCGCGGGTACGTGATCGAGCCCGCAGGCGTGTTCGTCGTGCGGGCGCCCGAGGAAGGTCTCGACCAGCTGGTGCTGCGCGCCGCGAAGCTGGAGATCGGCAGCATCACCGACGGCAAGATCACGATCACCTGCGCGATCGACGTCTTCGGCTTGAGCGCGGTCCGCCTTTCCACGGAGCCGAGCAGCGCCTACGTCCGTCCCGACAACAGCGCGGCGCCGGCGACCGCGCAGGCTGCGTGGGAGCTGTCCCGGCGGGATCTTGCGCTGGCGATGTCGGCGGCCGACCTGGCCGCGCTGCCAGCCGAGGCGGGCCTGGTCGGCGCAGTGGGCAAGCGGCCCACCGTGGCCACGACGGACTTCGCCTTGGCCACGCGCGTCGGCACCGCTGACTTCGCCTCGGTCGCAGATGCCGAATGCACGCCCTACGGCCGTCTGAGCGCCGCTGTGGGCCTGGGTGACACCGCCGTGGTACTGACTGGCGCCGCGGACCTGGAGGACGTGCTGGTGGGCTCGGCGGCGCTGCTGGGCGACGAGCTGGTGCGGATCGACAGCATCGACGCGACCACCGGCGCGGTGACGCTCGGCCGCGGCTGCGTGGACACCGCGCCGGTCGCGCATGCCGCAGATACGCCCGTCTGGCTGTACGAGCGCCAGATCGGCATCGACCCCGTGTTCCGGACGGCGGGGCAGACCGTCAACGCCAAGCTGCTCACGCGCACCAGCGGCGCGCAGCTCGACCTCGCGGATGCGCCAACCAGCAGCGTCACGCTGGCCAGCCGCGCCGCTCGGCCGTACCTGCCCGGGCGCGTGCGCATCGCCGGTGTCGCAGCGCCGGCCGCGGTCAGCGGCGAGATCGGCATCGCATGGGCCCACCGCAACGCACTGACGCAGGCCGGCGACCTGGTCGACCACGAGGCCGCGTCGATCTCCGCCCCGGCTGACGTGCGCTACGCCCTGCGCTTCCTCGATGCCAGCGGCTCGCTGCTGGTCGAGAAACTCGACATCGCCGGCGAGAGCGCCAGCGCGGTGCTGGCCGTCGCAGATAACAGCACAGTGACGATGCAGCTGTACGCCCTCAACCCGACCGGCGAGAGCTGGCAGCGGCACATCCGCCAGTTCGTGTACACCCCGCCGGCGGGCACCACGGCCAGCGCCATCACCGCTGGCACCTGGACGCCGGTAGTGCGCGTGATCGACGGAGGGTTGGTCAAGCCATGACCATCGTCGAAGAGGAGATTCGATTCCGCGTCCGCGGGGGCACAGCCTCCGACCTGGCCACGGTCAACGAGATCCCGCTCGAGCGCGAGCTGGTGATCGAGATCGACACGCGCAACTTCAAGCTGGGCGACGGTGTCACCCAGTACAACGATCTTCCCTACGCGACAGCCGAAGCGTTCCTGCAGTTCCAGGTGACCGCCGAGCACGTGCTGCAGTATCGGCTGTCACCGGACGGGCCCTGGGTCGACGTCGTGGACCTCGATGCGTATGCCGGCATCACCGACGCACCGTCAGACGGCAACCAGTACGCTCGCAAGGACGGCGGGTGGGTCGAGGTCGAGGCCAGCGGCGCGGACTCGGTGCAGATGCGCGTTGAGTCCGGCTACATCCAGTACAGCGCCGATGGCGGGGCGACCTGGCAAGACCTGATCGCCGTGTCGTCTCTCAAGGGCGCCAGCGCCTACGAGGTGGCGGTGGCCAACGGCTTCAGCGGCTCGGAGTCTGAGTGGCTCGCATCCCTGAAGGGCGAACCCGGCGCCGATGCTGTGGGCGCGGTATCGCGGACGACGGTGACCATCAACAGCGGCTCGGGCTCGGTCACGCTGGGAAAGCTGGTGCTGCTGCTGCAGCTGGTCACATCCGCCGCGGCACGCTGCCGGTTCTACTGCAGCGCGGCGGCGCGCGACGCTGACGCCTCGCGGGCCGCGACGGTTGCTGCAGCCCAGGGCGCCGGCCTGCTGCTGGAGTTCATCTCCACCTCGGCGTTCCTGGGGGCGCCTCTGACCCCAGGCGTGATCGCCTACAACCTGGATTCCCCTGTGACCGGGAGCATCTACTACAACATCCAGCCGGTCGGCGGCGCGATGACCGTGGATCTCACATATCTGAAGCTGGAGAGCTGAAATGACCGTAGCAACCGACACGACGCTGATCTGGCGCGCCGCGACGACGACGGAGATGTACAACTGGATTAAGAAGATCAGCGATGCGCTGACTGCTGTCGGTTGCGCACTCACGTCCGACACGGGACAAATCAACCTCAGCGGCACAACGGTGGCGATTCCAACTTCGGCCGACGAGACGTTCCGGCAGGCGGGCTACCAAATTCGCAAGCTTGAGCGTTCGGGCTATCCGACTCTCTTCATCCGCATTGACTACGGTGTGCGTCGATACACTCCATTCAGCAGTGCGGCTAACAACGTCATTCCGGCCATGCGCATCACAGTTGGAACCGAGACGAACGGCGCTGGTGTCCTTGGCGGTGTGCATACTACGAACGGAAAGTCTTTCAGCGAGTGGGGATTTTACTACCCGTCCGAACTCCCCCCTGCGGGCGTTCGCCCACTGTTTTTCTCAAGCGATGGCCAGAACTACTTGACGATGGTCATTGACCCCGCGCTTGCTGGCGGCAGTGCGGCATACAGAAATAATTCGGGTGTCCCTTTGGTGTTTGCGCTGGAGCGCTCGGTAACGCCGGAGACGGGGGCCTACGACGCAGACGGCTATGTCATCGTCAGCCCTCTGGCGTCTCCCCCTTCCGGAGAGCCCTGGGCTACGTACACGGTCGCCAACATTCCCGGCGCAGCCGTTTACGCTGGCGGCGCAGCCACGAGTGTGCCGGCACAAAACACCGGGTTGTTCACGTCGAGCTTTTCCGCCGGGTCCACTAACTTGTTCCCGGTGACAGTGTGCCTTCCGAAACCGAAGGGCCCTATGGTCTCGGTCCTGTACTACTACAAGGCCGACATCGCGGACGGCTACACGCTCAGCACGACGATGTACGGGGCCACTCGCACTTTCATCGCTGCAGGCAGCCTCCAAGCTCCGAGCGCGCTCGTCACAGCCAGCAGCGTGGCTGCTGCTCTGAGATACGACTGACATGGACTATCTAGTCGTCAACGGCATGGGCGGGGTACCGCAGCGCCCTGTTCGTGCAACCGCCTTGATCCAGAACCGAGTAGTGAGCGCGACTGGTGCGAACTACAAACCCACCCCAGTGCTTAAAGGCTCGGTTGATCTGACAGGCCTACATCGCATCGTCAATCGCTACGGCATCACCGGGAACGCAGGCAGCGGTGGTCCGACGCTGCCGACTTACGGGCAAATTTTCCCGAGCGGACGCTAGCAAGACAGGGCGACGGGGCGATGCCGGCAAGCATCGACCCGCCGCCGCAACACACGCGATCAGCCGCGTGGCATTGGCCAAAGACCCTGCGCTCCCGCGAGAGCAGGACAAGTCTGCAGGCCGCCATTCCCACAGGCTGAGACCATGCCCAAACCCATCATCCCCTGGCCAGGCGGCAAGCGCCGGCTGATCCGCCACCTCTACCCCCACTTCCCGGCTCACGAATGCTACGTCGAGGCATTCGCCGGCGGTGCCGCCGCCCTCTTGATGCGACCGGTGCCGGCGCCGGTCGAAGTGCTCAACGACGTCAACGGCGACCTCGTGCGCCTATATCGCTGCGTGCAGCATCACCTCGATGAGTTCGTGCGCCAATTCCGATGGGCGCTCGTCAGCCGCAAGATGTTCGAGTGGGCGCAACTGCAGCACCCCGACACGCTTACCGACATCCAACGTGCGGCCCGCTTCTACTACCTGCAGAAGCTCGCCTTCGGCGGCAAGGTCGCCGGCCAAAGCTTCGGGTACGTCGCTACGGGCAGTGGCCCGCGGCTCAATCTGCTGCGTATCGAAGAGGAACTAAGTGCGGCGCACATCCGCCTGGCCAACGTCATCGTCGAGCACCTGCCCTGGCACGACTGCCTCAAGCGGTACGACCGCCCCGGCACACTGTTCTACTTGGACCCGCCTTACTGGCAGACCGAAGGCTACGGCGTCGATTTTCCTTGGTCGGAATACGAGCAGTTGGCTTCGATGATGCGCAACCTGCAGGGCCGTGCCGTTCTCTCGATCAACGACCATCCACAGATCCGCGAGTTGTTCCAGGACATGACGATCATTCCCTTGCAGATTCGCTACACGATAGGGCGCGAGCGCGACGCGGCTGCGGGGGAGCTCATCATCAAAAGCTGGGATGACAGCCAGGCCACGCTGCTGTAGCTGTCAGAACCCTGTCCGGCGATCGCCACAGCGCTTGCTGTGCGCGGCCGCCAGAGCGTCACTGTGGCCACCACAACCACACCGGACCAGCCATGAGTCAGCATCCCAGCCAGAGCATCATCCACGACCTCGCCCAGGAGTTCGAAGCGCTGGATTCGCGCTTCTTACTCGCCCTTCACCACGGTGATGTGGACGCAGTGGCGATCGCACGCCGCGTATTGGCGGAACGAGGAATCGACGGCAGCGGCCGCTGGGTTGGCTTCGCCGAAGCTGCGGATCGGCTCGGGGTTTAACCCCGAGCCGGCACCAGCGCCGATCGATGCCCTACCCCTCCCGTGCGGTCAAGCAACTCCGGCTTCGGCCAGGAGGAGGTCGACGTACTGCGAGACATAGCGGGCATCCGATGGTTCCGTGGCCGCGTCCTCGATCAGGTCCAGTTCGCCGGCGAGCACCTGCAGGAGTTCGTCGCGGTCGGGGTATTCGTCGCGCATGGCCGGCACGCGCGCGGCAACGGCATCGAGGCGATTTTGCAGATCAGCGCGGGGCATGGTGGGGCTCCAGGTCGGGCAGAGGATCGTGTGATCGCCCCGTCGCAGGAGCTGCGACGCCCGGCGGTATCCTGCGAAGCCCAACCCCGGAGGCGGTTATGTGCTACTCGGCCCAGGTGCAGGCGGAGTTCAAGCAGTTCCAGCGTGAGTTCGGCGCGGTGATGGACCTGAACGAGTATGTCCGGACGTTCTGGTGGGAGCGAGGCAAGGATCCGCGCCGGGTGAAGGCGCCACGGGCTATGGTTCGGGAGCTGCTGGAGATTGGGCCGCCGGAGCTTCAGGTCAACATCCGCGAGGCAGACGCCGCGGAGATCGACGACCTCACGCGGGAGATCTTCGACCAGAAGCGCCGCGTGGCCGACGGCGAACGCGCCCTGGCGACCAAGGTCACCAAGAAGGCCGAGAACGACGTGCGCATCGGCACCAACAAGATCAAGGCCGCCCAGCGCCGTCTGGACACCCTGAAGGGCGTCCGCTCTGATGGCGATAGCCGGATCTTTCCGCAGGTGTACTGCCCGGTGATGGTCTCCGAAGGCGGCCAGCGCGTGGTCAAGCCCATGCGCTACCAGTGCCGGCCGGCGGGCAAGCCCGCGTCCTACGATCGGCAGTACCCGGGCACCTACAACGCCAGGCGCGACAACCTCGAAGGCTTCTGGCGCGGCCAGTTCGGGCACACGCACGGCCTGATCCTGGCCCAACGGTTCTATGAGCATGTCGAGGTCGACGGCCAGGACCGGGTGCTCGAGTTCGTGCCCCGCACCGGCGAGCTGATGCTGATCGCCTGCCTGTGGTCGCACTGGCGCGACCCGCGCGGGGTGGATCCGGACCTGCTGTCCTTCGCTGCGGTGACGGACGACCCGGAGCCCGAGGTGGCCGCGGCCGGCCACGACCGCACGATCATCAACATCAAGCCCGAGCACGTCGACGCTTGGCTCAATCCAGACCCGGGCAACCTGCAGGCGCTTTACGACATTTTCGACGACAAGCGGCACCCGTTCTACGAGCACCGCGAAGCCGCTTGATCAGGTCTCGCCGGCAGGGCGCCAGTCGTGCGGATAGTCCTCGGTGGCCTGGCTTTCGGCGGCTTCGACCTCCATGGCGTGCAGCTCGGCGTCGGTGCACTGGCGCCACTGGCTGGGCGGGTAGGTGAACGCTTGTGGCGCGACGCCCTCAGCCTCCACGAGATAGAACAGGCTTCCGTCGTTCTGGATCCAGGCGGCCTCGTCGACCGCCTGCGGGCTAAGCAGGCCCTTCGCGTGCCGCGCCCGGCCAACGGCCAGGTTCACCTGGGCGTTCAGGTCCACGTCGAGCGGAAAGATCCGCTCGATCGGAATCGGGGTGCCGCGGTGTCGTGAACTGCTCATGGTTTCAGGGGGGGGCTGCGCCTGCGCCAGAGCCTCAAGGGAGAACTGTACGGGGTACGGCGCCGCGCGATACGCATCGGACCCAACATCCGAAAGGTAGTAGCGCATCACGCGATCAGAAATGCCAATGAGCTGCGCCGCTTGGCGCTGCGACAGGCCCGACCGCTCGATCAGTGCCCGGAGGTACTCCGGGCGCGGATCGTGAGTAGAGGCGTCAGGCTTCATGCAAGCGCCGCGATAATCTCATCGAGACGCTGCTGGTCAAGGGGCGCGTCGTCTCCCAGCCATTGCACGTATGCTTGGACGCTCTCGGGATCGTCCGCGTCAACCGCGATCTGCTCCGGACCGGACTGGGCAAGGATGCTGTTGTCGTTGAAGACGTACAGCGTGTAACCCTCTCCACCCCAAATTTGATCCTTCGAAACCGCCCAGGACTCGGCGACCCCAGCGGCGAGCTGGGAGTCTGTGTGTTGCTGTGCGATCAGCTGTGCCATTTTCATTTCCATCTCCTTGGTTCGCCTCGCCGGGATGGCTGGCATGGGTTGAAGTATAGGAACAATGTTCCTAATCGCAAGCACTGCCGGGGTTGTGCCGACGAACGGTAGACGGCGGCCGTCGCACTAGCTGAGACGGTCCGGGCGCACGCTCAGGACATGACCCTCCCCGAAGGCTTCAGTTGGACCAGGCGCTGGCAGTACAGCAAGTGCGACGACGCGCTGGCGCTGTACGGGGAGCACGTAGCGGTGCTGCTGGACAAGGTGGACGGCGGCTGGTTTGCCCGCCTCGAATGTCAGCGCCCGGGCGTCGAAGCGCCGCTCGTAACGCGTCCTTGCTCCAGCTACGAGTCCGGAAAACGAGGCTGCGAGCTGTGGGCCGAGCGTCACCAGGCGAGGTTGCGTTCTGAGGTCCGCGAGGTGATCCGCAATCGCCCGGTGCACGTGGGCGGTGGCCACTTCGCCACGCCGGGTAGTCGCCCGCCGTCGACTTCATCGGAACGCTGA